AGCCAAAGCGAATCCGGCATGACCGGTGTTACCACCCACACGACAAGGCAACACGTGATGCATGCGCCAAGCAGCAACGGGAATACGATGCCATGATCGCTCAGCTGGGAACGAGGAACGCGCGATGAACGAAAAACTGGCGTCGATGATGTCGAAGATCCAGGCATTGCTGGCCAAGGCCGACAGTACCGAATTCCCGGATGAGGCCGCTGCGCTGTATGCGAAGGCCGAGGAACTCATGCGGAAGTACCGGATTACCGAAGAGCAATTGATCGCCGAGGATCAGTTCGCGGCGGTGCCGGTGATGCACTCCATGCTCGGGTACGACACGAACTCGGACTTTTACAACGAGTACCGGATGACGATGTACTGGATTGCCGACCATTGCGGAGTTGAGTACGTCATCCGGTACAACCGGGAGGGTGAGCAACACGGATTCTGGTTTGACCTATTTGGCTACGAGGGTGATCTTCGTATGGCCGAGTGGTTGTGGTCTTCGGCACGTTTGGTCTTCGGGTCACACCTTGAGCCACAGGTTGACCCCAGACTGTCGGACCAGGTTAACGCGTACAACCTGCGCCAGGCTGGTGTGCTGCGGAAGGACATCGCGCGGAAACTGTGGGAGGAGAACACCCCCGCGCTTCGGTCGAAGGCACAAAGGTTGTACTTGGCCGAGTGCGCGGCTCGTGGTGAACGACCGCTTGTGAGCGGCCTGGGAACCGATGCGGACATGTACCGGCAGTCATACGCGCAGGGGTTCGTTTCGCGCCTCTCGGACCGTCTGAGGGCCTCTCGCGATGCTACGGATTCGGTCGGCGGGGCATTAGTGTTGCACGGTCGGGCTGAGCGGGTCAAGGAGGCCAAGTACCAGGCTTACCCGCGTCTTCGCCCGATGCCTGCTTCGGAGATCGCGAAACTCCAGGAGGATCGTGCCAATCTCTCCGCTCCGAAGGTGGACGGTCGGCGCAAGCCATGGACCCAGGCTGATGAGCGCGCGTACCAACGCCGTAACAACGATTCTGCCCGTGCTGGCCGTTCGGCCGGTGGCGCGGCCGCTGCGAAGGTCGAGATCGACCGTACCCACATCCCCGCTCATCGGGTTAACCCCGCTCCACAACGCGCGATCGAGCTGTAACCCGCTCCTGACCAGGGTCGGACGAGATTTCTAAAGAATCTTGGACCGGCCCTCCGTTTTCTGTTGACACCCCCTTCGAGGCCAGGTAACGTTAGTGGTGTCAGGGCAACAAAACAAAAAACCTAAACAGGAGGAACCCGAAATGACCCCCATGACCGCCGACCAGATCACCGAAATCGTCAACGCCAACAAGGGCGAACTGGCCGAGCTGACCCTCATCGCTCCGTCCCCCGAGGGACCGGTTATCTCCGACACCGTGACCGGTCAACTGATCTCGGTCAACTCGAAGGGTGTGAATTTCAAGGTTGATGGTCGCGTCACCTCGCGGGCACTGTCCCGGATCGCCTGGGTTGCGATCGATGAGGGCGATGTTGAACTGACCGAGGACGACGAGGCCGACATGCTGGCCGAGATGATCGAAGAGGGAACGATCGAGGCGGACGACGACGACGAGGCTGAGGTCGAGGCATTGGTCACCGAGATGTCCGAGGTGGACGCACTGGTCGAGGAGCTCGATGGGGTGACCACTGCTGAACTGGCCGCTGTGTTCGGGATCGAGGCCAAGGAACTCCGCGTGACGCTCCGGGCGCTGGGAATGGGCGTTGGCAAGGGCCACCGCTACCACCTGACCGCCGACCAGATCACCACCGTAAAGGCCGCGCTGGAGGGCACTCCGGCCACCGCGTAACAACTACAAAAGCCGGGTGCGAACCGCTCAACGATGTTCCCCCGGCCTCACTATCCCGCGTAAAATGCGGGGTAAATTGCCAGGAGGGCGAGTCGTTGCACACTGTTGCGCGGCTCGTCTGGCTTGTCCGGGGAGGGCGATCATGAAGAAGGCATTCGACTATCTCATTACTAGTAACCCAATGGCTCTAATCATTTCAGGAATGATCATGGTGGGGTGCTCCCTGGTTGGGGTTGCTTGCCTGACGTGGCCGGATGCGTTCTACGGGATCATCGGAACTTTTCTGCCGTGACCTGTTGACGATACATGCAGGAGTCGTGTAGAGTTTGGGTTGTCAGGGCGAACAACTCGAAAGGACAACGATCATGGCTCGCAAAACGTGTTGGGACTGCAAAACCCGTCCGGTCAGCAATAACGCTCGTGCGGACCTATGCGACGTTTGCCTGGAGTACGCGGACCACGAGAACACTCACACTGATGATGACCACGAGGGCGGTAACGAAACGCCTGGCTACTTGATGAAGGACTGCATGGTCTGTCACCCGGAGCTGGACAACCGGAATCCCAAGATCGGTCACACCAACACCGTCGCGAAGTCTCGGACCAGCCACGCAGGGTGTGACCACCCGCTGACCCCGAAAGCACGGGCGGCCTGTCGGAAGGCGCGGACTACTCGGGATGTGAACAAGCCCCGGTGCACCTGCGGGGGCAATGAGGCTACCGATGGTCCGGTGTTCATCCACTCGCACAAATGTTCGCTCAAGGGTACGCCTGCAGAGATCGTGCACAACAAGGACAAGATCCGGCGCGCTGAGGCCAACATGAAAAAGGCCAACTCGAAGGCAACCGGGGTTACCGACGTGACCAGCCTCCCGATGCCGAAACTGACTCCCGCTCAGCTGGCCTCACCGACGTTCCGCTCAATGCTCCGGAAGGGGTGACTTTGATGCGCAAGTTCCTGAACTTTCTTCGGGAGGTTATCCGGGCGTTGGCTCGAATTTGACCCTCCGCTTCTGGATGGCCCTCACCTGACTCGGGTGGGGGTCATCGTTTAAGGTTGATGTAACCCTAGAGGAGGTAAACGGTGGGAGTCATTCAGGCCACTCGAAACCGGGTGGTGGCGACGCTGGTTGTCGGCGTGGTGGCGTATGTCGGGTATTCGGTACTGATCCGAAACGAGGTTCAGGATCATGCTACGTTCACGGTGACGTTCAGTCCGGAACCGAGACGAATCGGTATAGACATACACGGAGAGGTCGAAGGTGTGTATTTCGCTGAGGATCTCGTGTCCCGTAGCCCGTACATCGCCAGCACATGGATACCGAAAGGTGCTGGCGCATCACTGATGGCTCAGCAAGTCGAGGCCGGTACGCTTACGTGCACGGCACATCTCAACGGAGTACTGGTGGACGGGCCAAACACCCGGACAGAGATCGGTTCCGTGAGGTGCTACGTCAACCGGCGACCACGCCGGTAATCGGAACCCCCGCTGGTGGTGTGAACCGTGGCGGGGGTTTCTAGTGCCCTCAGATGTCCGTAGACGCGTCAATGGCATCCAATACGGCCATCGCATCGGCCACGCTCCGAACGACCGTACAGACGCCCTGAGCGGCTCTAATCTGGTTGTGCCTTAGTAATTGAACTGGAGTGGGGTCCTTGCCCTCCGGCATCTTGGTCTCCAGCCATATGGACACACCCCGGTAGCAACCGACGAGATCGGGCAGACCGGCCATCATGGTTGGACCCCCGTGCACCTTGAACACGAACCCGCCACGCTGGCGGATTCTGGTAGCGATCTGCCGTGACAAACGCGATTCGCCTTGTGCCATCGTTCCTCCTCGAACAACCAGAAGTCCCGGTGCCGATCGCCACGACGATCAAGGACACCGGGACTTCTAGGGTGGGGTTAGTCAGGGCGTTGACAGAACCCGATTGGAGGCCGAAGTAACGTCATCCACTTATATGGTGGCACGCCATCCGGCTATTCAGCAAATGTCACAGATCGTCGATGTCCAGCTCATCATCATCGTCGTCCTCGTCACGGGCCTTCTTGCCCTTTTTCTTGGACTTGGACTTCTTGGCCGGTGGCTCGTCGTCGTCCTCATCTTCGTCGTCGTCATCGCGCGACTTCTTGGACTTGGACTTGCCCTTCTTGGACTTGGCCGGGGACTCCTCGTCCTCGTCCTCGTCCTCGTCTTCATCGTCGTCGGGTTCCGGTTTGCGCGACTTCTTGCCCTTACGCTTCGGGGTTTCTTCTTCTTCGTCCTCGTCGTCGTCCTCGTCGTCGTCCTCTTCGGCCTGGCGGGACTTGGCCTTGGCCTTAGATGACTTGGCGTCCCCGTCGTTGCGCGCGTCGGAGATGTCGTCCTTGGGGAACACGGCGGCGATGACCGACTTCATTCGACCCTCGTACTCGTCGTCTTCAAGGGCGATGCCGATACCCCGGCCAACCAACTTGTTGGGGTCCATCTTGACCTTGGACGAAGGAACCTTGAGGCCAGCCGCGATGCAGAGACCCCGCGACTTCCACAGTTGCTCCTTGTCGAAGTTGCAGTAGTACGGGTAGGTAGCCCGGCTGTCACCGTTCACCTTGACCGTGAAAACCCAACCGTCGTTACCCTCCTTGGAGGTGTGATCCGAGACGTCGGTGATGACTGCATAGTAGTCACCCTCCGGTTTCCGGCGAGGCCGGAAGTTGCCAGCGCGATCCTCGACACCACTGAAATCCAAGGTCTTAGTCTTGGCTGCCACTTTACTTCACCACTCCTGTTCGTAACGCCCTGACCACTTTCTTCACGGTCGGGTCTTCGATGATATCGGGAAGTACGAAGTCAGATCGGTATCCGGTTTCGTACATGTCGTCTACTCCGATCAAGAGACGACGTTGTTTCCTGTACTCCTGGATTTCCCACTCGCCATTGACTTTAACCCGTCGCTCGAAGTCCCCTCTCACAACGTAGATACGACCGGTCAAGTCAACTATGGCATTCAGCGGCGCACGAGCGCCTTTGGGCAAATGTACTACGTACTGGTAAGATGTTGGTGTGTAGTCATCGTCGTCGGTGTTGTCGTCCAGCTCGGACACACCAACCATTCGCTCCTGTGCGGTGAACACAATACCCAGGTCACGGAGCGAGTGGAAGTTGTTCAGCATGGTTTCAAAGAGATCGTTTGCCCAGCCGTAATGCTGGATCTTTTTCATTCCCGGCTTCTTGTCCATCGCCTTAGCGCGCTCTTCGCTTTCACGCCGAACCCACCGGAGAGCGTACACGTAGATCTTCGACAACCCGTCTACATTGATCCACTTGTAAGGGTGATTACCAGCCCGGAGATAGAGATAGGCCTCGTGCATGTCCTCCCATTGTTCGATGGGCCAAGTTGGCCTGAGGGCCTTGGGCTGGTCGTCGGGGTCGAGTGCCAGCACATCCGGCGCGCTGTTGCCGAATGTCGTCTTGCCCTTCTTGTTCCGGCCGTACACCAGGATTCGCGGCATCCGGGGCTTGTCGGTGTCTGGCATCCGGATATGCTGCTTGGCAAGGGCCGAGTAGTTGGTTTTACCGGCCATTGGTTATTGCCTGAAGTTGCATTCGGTACAGTTCAGCCTGACGGGCATTTTCTATGGCAATGTCCATGGCTCCCACCATTCCGCTCAGGGCATAGGGGTTGTGGTAGCCGTAATCCATGCCAATCCCAGGACTGCACTGGTTGATAGTACCTGATCGCCGGAACCGTTCAGTGTTGATTCTCTGACGCAATGCAAGCAGGGCTGTCTCCCACGGTTTGCGCCTTTGGTTCATGTGGATGTGCACATGATCCGAGCGCATGTCATCAACCCACTGCTGCTCACATCGAGTCAACTTCATAGCCATCGCTGGATGCCGGGGGAACACACCTTTGCGATGGATCAGGCATACCTCGGGCATGGGGCATACCTGAATGTGCGTGATTGAGTATCTCTTGTTTCGTCGGCTTCCGGCACGCCAACGGCGAGACCGAGTACGTTCGGCCGATGGTCGGTAATCCATATTGCCCCTCCGTTCGGGTGTTCATCGTTTCGCGGTGTGGACTACCGGTCAACTTGTCTCAGGATCTGGTTTATCGTGGTAGTAATCGAGTGGGTCACCAATGCGGAACAGTCGCTTTCGGAGTGTCTTTGCGTCTCCCCCGATTAGTTCTACAGTGCAGAGATTGCAGAATGAACACATGGTTTCGCATGTTCGTTCAACTGACCGCTCAACTGAATCGGTGTCTTCCCAATCGTAATTGTGTAGTCGATCCCGAGTGCGCATGCCGGAGGCCACAGCGCGCTGAATCATTCCAAGGTCCTTTTCTAGCGTATCACGCCGGAAAAACGTTGAGGTCTGCACCTTATTGTATTTATACCTCTGGTCATACAACGGGCGGAGTAGGCTCTTGTAATCTCCCGGGTTCAACCCGAGTTGCCTCAGGCCACGCACCATTGTCGGATAGTCGGTGTCTATGGCAGCCCTTGACAACCGACCCGATTGCGTCAGCTTGGGCATACTAGGAATCTTAGCGCGTATGTAGTTCCATACGAACCCACTGACCGGATACCCGTTTTCGTGCAGACACCAGATGTAGAGAGGACTCGCCGCGTCGAGTTGACGGAAGGTGTGACTCGGTAGGCGCAGGTTTGTTTTGTGATCCTCCGCCCACAATCCCCACTCGTCCTCATAGATCCGATCAATCCGGCACCGGTAGATGTCCAGTCCGTCTTTGCTGTCCGGCCATGGGCACTCAAGCGTTACTTCGGTACCGACTGTGCGCGTGCCGTGGTAGGGGTCTTCCTTGTCGGCACCGTAGTGCCAGAGGTAAGATCTCATCATGTTCCGGAGTTCGTTGGGGAGATCCCCGAGAGCCTCTTTCTCCTCATCGAACAACGCCTCGTACTGGAGCGTGAATCGAGCATGCATCGCTTTCCACGATCGACCGGCATAGTGCTCCTCAAGCAATGCATGGAACCACGTACCCCGCTTCAACGGCCGGTCACGCTTAGTGGCGTATCGGATCTTCAGACGCTCGGCGTACTTGTATCTGGCCTGGTTCGCGCATCTGCGCATGCATGAGATCATGCTGTGCGTCGTGACGCGCTTACCTCCATCGAGATACAGCGCTGGGCCGTTGAACGTCAGAGTCCCTTTTGCCACGGAAGCCAGCCCTCCGCTCCGTCTTCACGAACCTCGTCAAGCAATGCGTCAATGGCCTGTCGGGCGATCGGCTGACGTTGTTCATCACGGCGAGCTTTTAGCCACATCTCCAAGCCCTCGTACACTTGTTGTCCCTCAGGCAGCAAGTTTTCGCCCATTGCCATCCCACTTCCTCATGTTGTAATGCATTTCCTCCGCCAACCATTCAATCAGTTCAGTGTCGGCTTTGTCACCGTCACCGCCACGCACCTTCAGAAGTTTGGCCGGAATCTCAGTAGCCCCGCCCCAGTGCGAACCCACCTTGAGGTCTGCCACGATGGGCACAGTGAGGTTGATGTCAAAAAGCCGATCCAAGGGCAGATTCTCCATTGTTTGCTTAATCAGCGGTAGGGCAACCGGAAGATCGTCAATACGAATCTCGAAGTTCACCGCATCGTGTACGGCACCAATGGGGTACGCTTGGATGCCAACACGCCGGAACAACCGGGAGGTGTGGACCAACGACAGCAACGCCATGTCCGATGCGAATCCCTGCACTGGTGAGTTGATGGCCTGACGTTCAGCCTCAGATCGAACCTCAGGATTCGAAGAGTCAATGTCGGGTAGGTGGCGAATGCGACCCATCGGGGTCTCTACTCGTTTGAACTGCATCGCTAGTCGACGCTGCCGAGCGTGCCATGGAAGGAGATCTGGGAACTGATCGAAGAACGACTTGCGGAAGGCTCGAGACTCTTCCTCGGTTACGATCACACCATAATTGGCGAAGGCGGTGTGAATAAACTTGGCCCATCCCATGCCATAAAGGAACCCGAAGTTCACTGCCTTAGCCTTCTTGCGTTCCTCTGCGGTGACCAGGTGTGCGGGTTTACCGGTCATGCGCATAGCCATTGCCATATGGATGTCTTGTCCACTGGCATACAGGCTCAGCATGGTGCGTTCCTGTGCGAGGAATGCCGCCAGCCGCAACTCAATCTGGCTGTAGTCTGCTTCGACGAATGCCCAACCAGGAGCAGCTCCGAACACGCCGCGAACCAACTTGTTACGGGGGACCTGCTGGAGATTAACTCCGCGAAGTTGTGACCTACCTGTGATCTTCTCTTTATCCTCTTTGCCTGAAGACAACCGGCCGGTAACTGTACCCCACGGCTTGAATGTGGATCTGATTCGTCCGTCCGGTGATTCTTTCAACTGCTCGACATATGGACCGAAGAAGGAAGTGTTGAACTTGTTCCACTCTACGCGGTCAACCAGTAGCCGAGGTACGTCATGCTCAGGCGCCAGCATCATCATGATGTCCTCGGCGCATGATGGATCACCGGGTGACCCGTTGTCTTTCACCTTGCCTCGTCGAATCACCGGCAGTTCTATGTGCTCGTAAAGCAACCACCGTAAGAAGTTGGATGCGTTCCAGTTGACATTGACTTCACCAGTCTTTTTGTGCTTCAGGTTATCCGGCACTTCGTCGGGGTCTGGAACGTGTGTCATCAGCTCGGCTTCGATACCAGCCAGCGTGCCCTGAGCGATTGCCCAGTTGTTGAGCAGTTGGTCTTGGTCCACATACACCCCATGGCGCTCCACATGGACGAGCTCCTGAATGGCTGGCATCATGAGGTGGAGCATCAACTTGGCAAGCCGTGGCTGCGCCTGGAGTTCCTTGCGGAAGTGCATCCAGAGTCGAAGGGTGTGCCATGTGTCTAGGCCGTTGTAGTCTAGCACTTCGTCAAGTGGTGTGGTGGCAATGTCTTTCGTGTCAATCGCCCATGGATCGGCCGAAAGAATCTGCTGGGCCAGTGGCTTCAGGCCCTTCTGGCGGTTCTCATTCAGAAGAGCAGCAGCGATAATCGTGTCGAATGTGGGTAGCAGTTTGGGCATGCCGAAGTGGACAAGCCATCGGGTGTCAAACTTGGCATTATGCGCGATACGATAGCGCGGTTTGTACATCCGCTTTGCCAACCACCTGAGTACACGCTCCCAGATGTGCAACCACGGTGACTCGGGATGCGCCAGCGGTAACGCCCACACATGCGCACGTCCCTCATGGTCGGGTTTGTCTTCGACCCAATGCAGGGTGGTTACCGCGAGAGACATTATCTTGGCCCCAGTCTTGACCTCTGATGCCCCATTGGTCTCAATGTCGTAGGAGATTGCATCTGCCGTCTCGATGGATTTACCCATCGTTTGCAGGTCTTTCTTCGTGAGAACGTTTGTCCACTGGTCGTCAAAGGGAAGATGCCACGGGTCCTCTTCGACCTCTACACCACGAACCAGGTTAGCGAAGTATCGCAGGTCTCCGGCGAACCCCTCGGCAAACCGGGGATTACGCGACACCATAGAGGGACTGATTGTCGGGAAGATGACAGGTCCAGCCGGATGGTCGTACAACTGACCGCGCCACTTCGTGATTCCGCTCCGGCCAGTTGCCGCGAACAGGGCCTCATTGCCGAACGCGATCACATGGGTCAGGTTCAGGAACTGTAGTTCTTTGGTGAGGTATGGTCGGCACGCCCTCAGGTCTCCCTTGCTCGGCGTTGCCGACCATGCCCGGCACTTCACAGCGGACATCCACATGAACGTTCTGGGGTCTAACCCGAGACTGGATAATGTCTCCTCAATAACCGCGCGGTGTGACGAATCAGGGTTCGTTGGGAACTGAGTTACAATCCCTATGATCGCGTCATTCGGTCCGCTGCCTGTGATGCATATGTCTTCGTCGTCAGTGTCTTTAGACAACTTGCAGTCGGCACATGCGGCATTGCGCACCGCCAATCTCAGGCGTTTGTTCATCCTCCGAACTCCACCATTACACCGGCCTCAATCAAGAGTTGAAGGCCTTCATCGAACCGATACGGTCGAGCGTACACCACCCGCATGATACCCGCGTTGATGATGAGTTGGGCACAGGCCAGGCACGGAGCCATCGTGGTGAACAGCACCGCGCCACCGGTGGCAACACCATGCTTGGCCGCGAATGCTATGGCGTTGGCCTCGGCATGAACAGATACCTTGCATCCGGTACGAGTCGAAGCACCGACCGGACATGATGTCAAGTGCTCATCCTCAACGTCGGTGGGATCATAGTCCAGGCCGCACGAGCAATCGTGACTACAGTGGTCCATCCCGGCAGGCGCACCGTTGTACCCCTGGGACACGATACGGCCCTCATGGGCGATGACCACACCCACATGTGCGCGGGAGCATGTCGAGCGCTCTGCGACGATCTCAGCCTGCCTCATGAGGGTCTCTTCGCGCGTTGGTCGGGTTGCTTCACCGATCGACATTAGCTCTGTCCTTGATCTGCTTGAGTTTGTACGCATCGCCGGTGAATGCGTGAAGGCTCGAGATGTACATGATCAAGCGACCTGTCTTGACGGACGACTTGCACTCCGGACAGACAAGGACTTTTCGAGCAGGAGCTGAGTCATGCCATGGGTTTGGGCACATGTTCAGTTGATCGGTTATCCACTGCATCAGACGAGCAGCCATGTAGAGATCATCGGTGAAATGCCGGATGAGGTCACATGATCTCATATAGTACCGGCACGACAGTTGAGATTCACGGATCATGAAGTGGTATCCGAGGGTGCACGGTACCCGTTGCCGGTGGTGTGCTCCAGTGTCCTCGGGGAACCAGATGGGCAGATACGCCTGACGTGTCAACGGTGACCGAACCAGCAGGTCTACGACATCATCCAGGTCTCCGTAGTCGAACCGGATACCGCGATGGTGGTTGCCATCAAACACAGGTGGAACCGGAGCATTGCCCAACCCAGCATGCTTCGGCCACATGCGCTCAGGGTAGGTGTGGCTGAACTGTTGTTCATCGCCGGTCTGGTGGTTACCGTTGTACTTAGCCCATGGCCAGTCCTTGTGCGAGGGCGGGGGATTGAACGGCCTACCGCTGACTCTCTCAGCGAAGTGTTCCTCCGCCCACGGTAGGTTTAGATCTTCGCCCAGCATCAGGGCTAGATCAACGTCGGTTCTCGGGACGTCAATCCGGATCTGCATATCCATGACCTCGTAAGTGGCCATGTGAGGGACTGCCGATGTGTCCTTTGACTGCCACTCTCCAATGTGTACAGGGTCGGTATCCAGCAACGTTGCTGCAAGATACGGCATTACCCCACTGTGGAAGTTGACGACCTCATCTTGCCCTGACTGAATCATTCTGTTTTCTCCCTGACCAGAAACCCGTTCTTGACAAGAACCGTTCGCATGCCGACTGATGCTTGTCCTTGGTGTCGACTGATAGTAAGCATGATGCTACAGGCTTCAGCAAAGCGACCATCGTTCAATGCCGACAGGACCCCATCGAAGGCCTCTGATACCTGCAGTTGATATTCTTTGAACTGGCGGATCAAGTCCGCTCGTTTCTCATCGAGGTCATGGGGTGGTGTCGGCATGTCTATCTCCCTATGGCTGAGAACGTCAATAACTCTGCGGGCAATGAGGGTACCGGCTTGAACGCCTTCGTGCTGCCGATTCTGGTTCCCCCATTGAACTGACTTGCGTAGTCGAATCCGTGCACCTCGGTATGAAACCTCCGGCGTACGCGACAGAAAGAGGAGAAGGATTCGTCTCCGTACAAACGCTTTTCGCGATCTGACTGCAATATCCGTCGATACCCGGTGAGAGTACGGAGCACTCCGAATCGTCCTTCGGTCTTCAATTTCTTCCATCTTGCCTCATCATCCACGCATTGATCCAGGAACTTCAACATGCGTGGATTGCCAGCCGGGTACGCCAGCGACCGAAAGCCGTGGTACTGTGCCAGGTTGATGTGCCACACAAACCGCATCACCTCAGGGTCAATGCCGACGATGGCACCGCACTTCTGGGCGAAGACATTTGCTACCATCGCGTCCATGATGGCGAGGTAACCGAAGTACGTTGTCCGGCTGGTCAGGGTCACTGTGGGATGTGGCACATTACGGTATGTCAGAGCCAGCATGCATGACCCCCACCTCCGGCGAACCTGCCTGCCCGATTTCTTACCCTCGACCAGCTTGGTTTGCAATTCGATCACTTCATCTCCGGGATCGTCACCGGATAATATCTCGGTTGCCATGAGTCGAAGCGTTGCCGTACCGGACTTGCGCTTGGACCTGGCGAGATGGTCTTCTACCATACCCAGGGTAGCGTCGAGGGCATCGGGGTTGATGTACTGCCGAACCATGGTGTTCCATCGAGACTGGGTCAGCCACAGACGGGACAAATCCATGCTCGGTATAGCGAACGACCGAACGCCCAACGTCACATTGTCCAGTCCGACTTCAGACGATCCAAGCCAGTTGAATTCCTCACCCAGTCGACCTCGAAAGAATGCGCTGCACACTGTCTCATGCATATCGTCAATGTCGTCGTACACGAAGGAATTAAGCACCGACGATTGTCCCGTCAAGATGGAAGGACTTGCTCTGGGTGTGGCACCAACCGAATCCCTGCTCACTGGCTGGGGCACACTTAGTGTCCATGTAGTCATGCCCGCAGATGATGCAGGAGATATCCGGGTTGACATCTACCTTGACATCCGGAGATACGTACGCACATTGCCCCAGCTCCCCGAATGCACCCGGCGTGCATTTCACGCCCTCGTTGTCGTATGCGCGTCGGCATCGTGGGCACTTGGTGCTCACCCCGTCGTAGCCGTCCCTGATCCGCTTGTATGCGTTGTCTTGCTTCTTGGCCGTACGCTGGGTCAGATCCTCTGCCGTCATTCCCCCGACTAGCATGAGATTCATGAAGAACAGCCAAGCATCGGCCATTTCCCCCATCCACTCTTCGCGGTTGATGTGGTTGGATGATGCCCAGGGCTTCCACCCGGTTTCAGCAAGCGCCTCGTGCAGTTCACTAGTGCATGCCGTAGTCATGGTGCTGAGGTAGGTCATGCGTTCCTGGTCGGTCATGGCAGTGAAATCATACCCGTGTTCCTTCTGGACCAACCGCTGAGACTCGATCATCGCGGCTAAGATGTCGGTGATCATTCAATTATCATCCTTTTCAACTCGTCGGTGAACCAGACTAGGTCATGGCGCGTGTAGTCGTACTGGCGCTTCGGACCACGCCAACGAAAATACGCGGTCATGTACGCCTGATGCACCTTACCTATGTTCAGCACCACCCCGGGCATCTGGTCATGGGGATTGGCGTATACGTTCCGGCATACTGTGTCCAAGTTGGGCAGACACCACACCACCACGGATGACGTGTAAAGAACGTCTTTGATCTCGGTGAGAAACGGTTCTTGGTCAAAGGGCACCATGATTTCATGCCGGACGTGATGGCCGTATATCGGCTCGCTGATCACCGGGTACCGATCATAGATCCATGAGTCCTCCGTACGAGGGTGGTTCTTCTTGGCGTCCCAGATCACCCATTCATACAGATCTGGACGAGGACCACCTTTCGACGATGACGCACGCTCGTGCACCGGAATACCCAAGGTGTGAGCAAGGTGCGCGACGAGAGTTGTTTTGCCCGAGCCATCAGGGCCTTCGACAATGATGTGCTTCACTTCAGCCTCAGTTTCTTCGGTCGTTTCATGATGTACTTGGCTACGTTTGTATCATTGAGCAATCCCTCATACATCAACTGATCCACGCTGCCAGGCACCTGTAGATAGGTGCATGTCGTCGGCACGGGTGACAGCGCGATACGGTCTGAGCACTGTGTCCAATTAACCCAGGAGTTGGTCAGTGAGTACCAGATCATTCGGGGAGCCGACGATAGGTCAATACCAAGAGACGCCGCGTCGGGTTGTACGAGCATCAACCCCATGCCCTTATGCTTGCGGAACTTGATCACCTGTTCGTCGGTATGCGCTCGAGTCAACCCCCCGCGTATGCTGTACATTGGAATCTCAAGCTTGAAGCACAGTTTGGTGATGTCGTCAAGGTCGCGTACGTACTTGGCAGCCACAACTACTTTCTCATCACTGTCTGTCTCAAGGTACTCATCGACCAGTATCTCCTCGAGAGCCTTGAGTTTCTCCGAGCCGAACCGGTGGGTACGAGACATCAACCGGCGATTGCCCGTGCTGGCGTTGTCGGTGTCCTGCGGTGTGATTCCGATGAATCCCCCTGTGATCTGCTGAAGCCGGAGAAACACCACAACTGGGATGGCAGCCTCAGCAATCACACCTTCTTCGATCTCGGCAATCATGGTCTCGGCCATGTCGTTGTATACCTTGCGAGATTTGGCCGAAAGGGTGACGGGGATTATCTGATCAGGCATTTTCTTAGGCAGGTCGAAACACTCCTCACGACGGACCACCATCCCGTCCTTGTGCATTCCGTGACGCACATCTTCAACCCCTTTCGGCTTGGCACGCAAGAACTGCGGAAAACCGTTCCGTTCGGTCCACACCCCGACATGGTTGCGGAACGTTGTAGCGTCTGGACCCCACCTAGCGAACCGACGCGGGTTGACCCACTGCCACTGCATGTATACGTCATGGAGGCGGTGTGCTTTGGTAGTCGGCGTGCCGGTCAGCAGCAACCGGTACTCGAAGTCGTCACGCATAGACACGATGGCCATTGACGCTTTGCCTGATGGAGACTTGATCTTATGTCCTTCGTCCACAATAGCAGCGGCAGGCTGATCTCCAATCCATTCCCTGATCTTTTTCCTCACTGCGAAGCGTCCGGTCTTGCGCGATCGTCGTCCACTGGGTAAGCGCTTTCCGGGAGTTGAGAACGCGTCGAAGTTGACCACTACTACCTGGATGTCATACGGCGAGATGTTGCGCGGTAGTGCTCTCCGGCGTCCCTTCGCATCCCACAGGATCACATCGGCATGCAGCGGGCAGTGGTTGTGGAACTCACGGACCCAGGTACCCATCACCCGGTTAGGGCATATGACCAGGATTCGCTTCACGTTATGCTTGAGGTGCAGAATGCTTACCGCGTCGATACTGGTCTTGGTCTTGCCCGTACGCGGATCGAAGAGCAATGCGGCGCCTAAACCATTACTCCATTGTCGGAAGACGAATTTGATCCCTTTCACCTGGTGTTGATACGGCTTAGTCTTGAATCTATATTTTAACATCAGCCGTCCTGCCTGATCACAACACGCTTTATGTTGACTCTCCACCGGTAATGCCATAGGTACCACTCAGAACGCTGAGTGCGTAACCGCCAGCACCAACCGGCGACTAGTGCTGGATCACGGCACAGGTTGATTTTCACTCCTCGGCCCACCGGACTTAAGTACCTCATCTCAACTCTCCTGGTACCCAAAACCGCATGGCGGTTTTCCTGATGCCGCAGTAGTAACAGCGGCGAGGCTCATCGTCCGTCAATACAGGCTGGCTGCGCAACGCGTGATGCTCCGGTGACCGTTGCCGGAATTCGCTAGGCCGCCTGCATCGTGAACACCAATTGAACCGGCTGGCTGGCCAGAAGGCATGCCGGGGTGGATCGAACATCATTCGTCTGCTCACGATGCACACATCACGGAACTTGGCCGGATTCTTGTAGCAGTCCATCACCTTAGCCCAGGCATCGCGGTATTCAACGTACAGACGACTACCCCACCGGCCATCGTGTGTCACTGCCCACACCTGCCAAGGCTCACCCCACTGCAAGTTTTCCGGCAGCCTCGGTACTCTCTGGTAGTACAACCGAAACACCGGATCATTCAACAGCTCTCTCAACGTTGGTGGCACGGGTTACCTCAGCCCAATGGTGTCGGTGTCCGCTCCGGGATCACGATTCGTCAGTTCGTAGTACCCCTTTGCCAATCGCTCAGACATTGTGCCAGTAAGCTCGCTCGCTGCCTGAACGATGTTGGCTATAGTTCCAACGTCTTCCGCCAATATGGCGGTGAGCAACATATCGTCATCCATCGTGCTCTCCTTATCGCCCTTCGGATTTGCCGCACAATACACCGTGCCAATGAGCGTTATGGGGAGTGCCCACGGGGGATATATATTCACCCGATGCCCCATAACACATTGGCTCCCATAGAATCCGAGCGCACAACAACATCTCTCAACGTTGATCGAGAGGAGTGGGTGATCTTCGTTCAACTGATGAAGGACCAAGGCCGATCAGCCAGCGACCGTGTGCGTGAAATGGTTCGTGAGGTTGTTCGGGAGCATCGCCGTGCCTCGTGAGTCCGAGGAATATCTCAATCTCTTGTTCAGTCAACACAAGGGGTACGTCGCGGTAGCCGCCAAGAACGGCGCCGGTGGTGCATGGGCTGAGCGCGTGTTCCCATGGCCGGACGATAAGAACCACATCCTTGAATGGGCTGAGGCTAACCGCGATGGTGATGTGTTCATATGTCCAGCCCTCCGGCGTAGTAGAGATCGAGCCAAAAATGACGGTGCTCATCTAGGTTGGCTGTGGGCTGACGTTGACTGGCAAGACGTACCAGACGACCAACACAACGTGATCAAGCGCCGCATCGAAAAGTTAAATACGTTTACAGTTGCATCCGGCACTGATGACAACATGCATGTATACGTGCAGATGGACCAAACGTATACGCTCGACGTATGGCGACGACTCAACGCCGGTCTACGCGCATACCTGTGCGCTGATGCCAAACACACCGACAACGCGCTGCTCAGGCTCCCGGGAACCATCAACCGCAAGCCGGGCGGTGGACGTGTCGTCATGGGTCAGGTATCCCGTCGCCGTGCTAAATCGTCTCAGCTACTCGCCCTCCCCGCGTGGAAAGACATTGTGCTCACCGATGAGCGCGGTGTGAACGATGGCGCCTATGACACGGTGGATATCACCCATCTCTGGAAGGGCGAGATCAAACGCCGTTGCACGATGGAAGTAGACGAAGCACGAGGCCGGTACGGCACTCGTCATGGTGCGGTGTTCCAAGTGGCCAGTTGGCTGTCTAGAAAGGGATTGACCGCTGATCAGATCCATAGCCTCATGGCCGAGTTTCCTGCTGGTTTGGACAAAGAGGATGAGGAACGCGGTTATTCTCTCCACACCGATATCTCAAGGTGTCTGTCCACACAGCCGACGATTGAAGCCCTTGAGATTGTCGAGGACGTTTTCGAAGTAGTCAGTGACGATGAGCCTGACGACTCGCTCATGGTATCCGCCCGTAAACGCCTGCGCACGTGGGACGTGGAAGACCTCGCCCGGCAGATACGCGCGCAACGAGTGTTCACACCCCCGCCTGATGACGTGTCGTACACATGGGCAAACCGCTGTGCAACCCCCCGTCCGCCCGTCCAGTTCGCCGTAGACCGCATCGCTGCCATTGGCCAGAACGTCACCATCACCGGGCAGTACAAAGCCGGTAAAACGCTCCTCGCCCTCAACCTCATCCGGTCGCTGGTGGAGAGCGAACCGTTCCTAGAGGAGTTCAAGGTGGGTACCAGTGGCGGGTCCGCACGCGTCGGCTTCTGGTCGCTGGAAATGAGCATGACAGATCTCGACGGTTACATAGACCCCCTCGCCATAGGACCTGACGCGTCTTCTCGGTTGGCCATTCTGAACGGCAGAGGTTACGGTGTCAACATCTTGACAGACGTCGGTAGGCAGTGGGCAGTCAACTGGCTCAAGCAATGGGGATGCGGTGTGTGGGTCATCGACTCTCACGCGCGCATGTGCCGTATGGCTGGTGTGGACGAGAACGATAATGGCGCGGTGCTGAGTCTGCTGCATCGGCTGGATGAGATAAAAGAAGCTGCTGGTGTGGGAGAGCTGTACTATCTCGTGCACACTGGCCGGGGAGACAACGGTTCGGATGGAATGGGCGGAGGGATCGCTCGAGCACGCGGCGCTACTGTGATAGACGATTGGGCGGACGCACGATGGGTGCTCACGCGGCAAGGAGCTGTGAGATTCCTCAGTGTCGAGGGTCGGTCAGTGACGGACATGGAGCCTAGATCTCTCGATTTCGACAAAGAGACCTCTCGTATGGTGCTCGGTACACACGATCCTGTATCGGCTAAGGTGGATGGTTTGACCGCGCTGGTTGTGTCACTGGTTGCCGACCATCCGGGTGAGTACAACGGTCGTGCGCTCAGGTCTGTTGTGCGTGAGAGGGCAGGAGCGGGTAACGGTGCCGAGAGAGTTAAACGCGCGATCGATGAGGCTGTGGTACTAGGTGCAATGCGCGTCGTTGATGGCCCTAGGGGCGAGAAACGCTACTGGCCGATTTTATCTAGCCATGACGATACTGACTGTCTCGGAAGCTCCGAGACAGTGGGAAACGGGACAAAAGCCACTCCTCAAATTGTGAATCCTAAAGGGCTATCAGACCTGCAGGTGATGGCAGAGGGGAAAAAACGTCGTGACCGGCGGAAGTCCAATTAGTCCGTTTGACTGTCTCACTGTCTCGGAACTGCGAGACAGTCAGCGAGACAGTGGTCGCACGGTAAGGGAACGACTGTCTCGGGATTGTGTAATACCCCCCGTAGGGGGGTACACAACCGAGACGGTCGTTACCATCGTGCTTTGGAGACGGTGGGAAGGGTGTTGGTGGTGAAAAAGGTCCGAGACAGTCAGCAGTGGGATGACGACCAGGTGTTCTCTGCGCGGGAAATGCGGGTTGCGGTGGAGAGGGCTTGGGGTGATGGATGGAACGCTGCGCTGGGGGAGGTGGATGCTAGGCGTGAAAAGCGCGGGGGAGGCGATGATGACTTGCGGCGTCTGGTGGGAGAACGGTTCGCGAATGCGTTGGAGGGCGTTTGGGTGGCGTCTTTAAGGTACCTGAGGTCCACGCTGACGGGAGCTGGGGATGGGATGCATGTCCGTGTGGGTCGTGACGGTTTCAGACGCGCTACGGGCCTTACAGACCGTGGTCTTGTGATGCGTGGTGCGGGTCGGTCTGGCGGAGTGGTGAACAGTGGAGGACTGGTGGTGGATGAGGCGGCGCTGGCGTTCAAATCCGAGATAGACAGGAAGTTGCGAAAGGTGACGAGAGAGATGGAGAGGTGGCTAGAACGGAGGAGTTCTAACAGAGAAGAGAATGGGCTGAGGAATGTGCGAAAATGCGTCAGGTGTCGTCGTTATGGCGAGGAGAAGTGGTCGTTCTGTCCGTGGGATGGAGCTGAGATGAGAGGGCTGCAGTGATGCGCGCGGAACAGATTCAAGCGATCTTAGTATTGGCCGGATTCGCGGTCTGGTTGTTCGGTGGCCTGTGGGTCGGACGAAAGATAGGACTATGGTGAACTGGAATCCGCTGCTGAGATTGAACCGATCGAGGACTTGCCGGTTGTGCATGAAGCGCGGGCAGCGAGTGCTGATCCTGTCACCGAAGCCGGATGACGAGAACTACACTGTGGCGGTGTGTCCAGACTGCGACATGACCTGTGGACGAGTGGAGCGTGAGATCTGATGGAGGATACGCCGATGATTGGCCAGGGGCTGCGGAACAACTGGGGCGATGAGTACACGTTGCTCAGCAAACCGGAGCGAGGGAGAGTGGGTAACCGGCCTCATCGCGAGTGCTGGCGCTGGTGGCCTCACAACCATCATCTCCACATGGGACCTGACGGAAGCGACCCGATGGCGCGGTGCCCGGGAAGGAGAGTGAAGAGAGATGTCACACTCACGCGATAACCGGCTAAGGTGTGAACCGGTTGAGATGCCGGATGGAACCATGGCGCTCGCTCGGGTTCGCGGTGAACTGACTGAGGGAGATCGAAGGGCGATGCAGGAGTTCTACGATTTTCTGAGATGTCACTCATGCTTCGATCGTCACAAGTGCGCTTTGGAAGGATGCGCTCAGGTTAAGTTGAGGGAGGGCGACAATGCCACTCAAGAAGGGTCGGTCCAAGAAGACAATCAGTGACAACATCCGGCGACTGCGCCGTGAGGGATTTCCGCAGAAACAGGCAGTTGCTATAGCGTTGCGGAAAGCGGGACAATTAAGGAAACGGAAGGGGCGATGATGACGGAACCGGATTATGAAGAGATCCTGAACAACGTTCGGGCTGAGAAAATCGATCACCTGTATTGCGGTTACTGCGGAGGCATTGAGGATGTGCTCTCGGTCAACTTCCGTGGAGGGAACATTCGTCATCTGTGCAAGCCATGTCGCGTCAAAATACTCGAGTGGATTTAAGGAGAGAACGTGCTCAAGAAAGTGTTGGTCTGGGGCGGTATCGCGTTCGTGGTGTTCTTTGTGGCGTTCCGGCCAGGAGCGGCTGCAGACCTCGTTGGTACGCTCGGGCAAACGGCAATCGACATCTTCGAGGGTGTCGGAGGGTTCTTTAGTTCGCTGGTGAACTGATGCCAGAGTGGCTGCAACCTGTGTTGCTATTCGTCGCGCTGTTCTGCGTGCCGATTGGCATAGGAGCATGGCTTGAGTGGAGGGACGGTAAGAGAAAATGACGGAACCTGAATACGACCCGCTGAGCGGACGTCTGAAGCGAGAACCACGCCCGGTGATGCAAAACCTACCGGGGACGCTGGCAGGTGAACTGGAGCGCGTACAGAGCGGCCAGCGGCCATCGTGCTGCGTACCGACCCCCTGCGGGTGGCCGATCGGAGTTGACCCCCGTAGGTTCAAGGCGATGCTGGACGACTGGGACGAGGAGAGACAAGGGTGGTCAGGGCTATGATCATCAAACTGCTAAAGGTAACTATCGTAGTAGTTGCAATAGTCTGGATTATCGTTCTCTGGGTAATATCCTGACCTCAAGAAGGGGTGATCGAGATGCCGGGATGGGTTCGAGTGCTGTTGATAGTCGCGGGGTTGTGGCTCGGCATTGCAGCAGTTGCGTACCTCGCACATTCATGGCGAGGGAAGCGAGATGAGTGAAGTGCCGTGCGTGACGTGCAATACCTTGGCGATCTGCTTGCTCGACGGATGCTTCAACGCGCGCAAGGGTCCACAGGAGGTAGTCGAAGTTACGATGCCTCGTGAGGTACCAGCGTTTGTTCTGATGGTCGTCGATGCGCGCGATGTCCAGGAGATGTTGGAGACGTTGTATGCCCTGAACGCGATTCCAAAAGACGTGTACGCTGTCTGGATGGATCGCGTTAGGAAAGCGCTTTCCGGTGAGGACAAAGAGAAACCCCCCGACCCGAGGGCCGAGGGGCGTTGATCAGATCAGTTGGCAGCCCGGCACACCGCACGGTCCCGAGGGGTCGCCGCGTGCGTGCAGGACGCGTGAGAGGTGCGTCGCGTGGTGTGCTGGGCCGGAGCCTTGCGGGTGGTCACCGTCGCGGTGGGGAGTGGAGCAGCCACCTGAACCGGTGCAACCACGGGAGCGGGGATCGGTGCCGGGGTCACGATCGGGGTAACCGCAGCGGCGGCCTGGGTGGCCTGGAGGCGCTCCGCGAATGCCCGAACCCGGTTGGCCAGCAGTTCGCCGAGCAGATAAGCGATCACCGGCCACGCGTGGCCAGCGGCCTGGATACCGGTCTTCGCGTCCCACACGTTAGCAATCACGGAGACCACAACCGCAACGGAGAGGATCGCACCGGCGATCTTCCGGGAGACCGTGTCGAGACGGGGGATCTGCAGCGCCATCGCCGCGCCCAGCGCCAGCATGTCGATCGTGGCCGGGATGGCGTAAGAGAACATCCCGAATTCGTTGTTCAGGAGCAGCGTGACCTGCGTGCCATATGAGGCCAGCGTGCCGATGCCCGCGATGCCGTATGCGATCTTCTTGATGATCGAGGCGGTCTTGAGGATCGAGTCGGCGGGGATTTCGGCGAGGTTCGCGGTGGTGTTCATTTCGGTTCTCCTTCGTTTTGGTTTTGTCGTTCGCCCTGTACCAGAATTCTAACGCAGGAAAGGTGCGTGTCAATAGAGAATCGCCTCATACGAATGGCCATTCCTAAGGAAATAAAGGGTGATTGAGAAAATGAGTGCTGAAGAATCCGATAAGCGAAAGCGAATACCTAAAGGCTTAGAAATGGCATTGGCCAATCTCGCGCGCAAGACGGTTGAGAACAACTGGGACGTTGGCAAGGTGGTGTGGACACTTGACCGTCTTCTGAGGTGGTGGGCATCTCTAACGCCGGAGCAACGTGAGGCTGTTAGGCGGGAGTTGGAAAGAACTCGTGTACCTAGGGTAGCTCAGAGGAAGCCACGGAGGCGCCGTGAGATTTGAGGACATTCCCTGGGGTGAGGGAGCCTGTGTCGGTACTGATCCGGAAGCGTTCTTCCCCGAAGGGATCAACGGATGGCGCGACGACGACATGGTAACCCGCGTGTGCCGGGGTTGTCCAATTAGGGCAGTCTGCCTGGAGTGGGCGATTTTCAATGACGAAATTGGTTGGTGGGGTGGAAAGTACTTCGCCTCTCGGAGGAGGTTGCACGACGATGAGCACGTTGAACAAGTACAACCCGGCAGTGATGGCAGTGAGCTGCTCGAAGTGCGGAGCGAAGCCGTTTGAGAGGTGTCGTCCGTCATCTGGAATGCTTCGGACATCAATTGCCACACCCCCGCATGCAGCACGTCTCAGGGCTTCTCGGGGTGAGTGATACGGTATCCGGCTGTGTGTCGGTTAGGTGACAGATCATAGAGATGCACAGCTGTCAATGACGTGATTGGATCGAAGCATGTTCGAAAACCTTCGGAAACGGATCGTGTTCTGGTTGGGTGTTGCGGCGTTCATCGGCGCAGTCTGGGCGATCCGAGAGTTCCACATCTTCGAGTTCTTCGAGGGTTTGTTCAGCGATCCGGGACAGATCATCCCGACGTATTAAGGAGAGCCGATGTCCGACAACAAAGGCAAGAGCAAGTTGGGCGGAGTTATTGTTGCGGTGGTCATTGCTGTGCTCCTATGCGCAGCGGCTGCGACTATCGACTCCTGCAAGCGGTTGAACCGACCCTGCTTCGGCACCTCGCAGAAGTAAAAGACCAGGGCGGGGGTGGCTCATTGCGGCGCTGCTCCCGCCCTGGTTTCATGTCCTGAACAACCGACCACAGAGGAGGACATGATGCATCTCGTGATTGAAATGCACGGACACCAAGTGACCGCGAGCAGTAACCGGGCTGGTTTCTACTGCGTATTCGTCCATCTGGACGGGGTTCAGTGCCGGGACTTCTGGCCCACCTATCCACAGATTCCGGGGAACGGGTCACGGATCGTGCAGCCGAAGGACATCGTGGAATGGCAGAAGAAAGGAGGTGCAATCGAGTAGTGACAACTGAGCAGAAGTGGATGGCGGGGGGTGCCTTCATCGTCATCATGCTGACGTTATTCTGGGCCTTGTATGGGCGAAAGGATGATCCACCGAGATGAAAACGGTTTTGACCGGGACCAGGGCTATTCTTACAGCGGCGGCTGTCGTTGTCGCGTTCGCTGGGTTTTACGTACTGACCCAGAGAGATGGGAACAATGCCCAAGTATCCGCTATCTGGTCACCATCGCCAAGGCCTGATGGCGTGAGCATTTATGTGACGATCGGTAGATCCAACAAGGTAGACAAACTCGAAACCGTTGCTCCGTTCAACCGGGCGTTTCCGGCTGTCTCCGGTGAGATTGTGCGGATTCGAGCTCGATTGGTGGGCAGTGCTCCGGCAACGCTGCTCGGGTGCTCGGTGGTTATCAACGGAATCGAAGAGATGACCCTGTATGAGAAGCCGAACAGCTCTCAAGGGATAGTCGAGTGTTACGGGGTGGTGCCGTGATGGACGAGGATCCGTGCGGAGTTGTGCTGGAAATCGGATCGGCGGAGATCATACAGTTCGGGTTCACCCAGGCTATGGAGGGGACGATACTCGTCTGTTCACGTCCGTTCGGTCACACACCGCGTGACCAGCACAGCGATGGGGTTACCGACTGGAAGGGCGACGAAACGCCGTAGGAAATCGGAGGGGGACCGGTCGTCATGGCCGGTCCTTTTAGGAGGGGTGATGAGCATCAAGACTAGAATTAGTGTTGGGGCAACAGCGGTGTTGCTGATACTCGCGTACGGGGTTGCTCAGTCCGTAAAGGAGAAGGCAGACGAGAGGTCCGCTACGGTGACCGTGACGTGGGTTCCGGAGAGAGGATCACCTGGCGTGGTCATCGTGGTGTACATCGCGATGAAGTACAAGGTGTCAGGCAGGACTTTCGTCACTAGCCCGTTCAGTGAGACGTACCCGGTGAAACGTGGTGACCAGATCCTGGTGAACGCGGATCCTAAAGCATTCACCGTGAATCAGATTACTTGTCGGATAGATGTCACTGGTCAGCTATCAGTTAGCGGCTCTGGGAACGGGCACGTTACTTGCCTTACAGCTGTGGTGTGAGGTTTGCCTTAGAGGTAGGGTGAGGACCATGAAGAAAACCATTGGGATCATCGTCTTGCTACTCACCCTACCTTTCATGGGTGCCGTTGTGTCTTGCTGGGTCGGTAATATCGTTCTTCCGGAGATGGGGCTGCATGCCCCGGGGTACTGGACCTGGCTCAAGACGGGTTTTGTCATCACTGGATCTTACGTCTTCGTGGGTTTCCTTAAAGGCATTCTCAAGGAGATTGAATGGATAGGAAAGGATTGAGATGAACCTCAAGGACAGAGAAGATGAATCGTAAGTTGTTCGGGTTCGGACACATCACCGCGCTGGTAGCCATCGCCATTGTCCTGGGCGCTGGTGCGTCGCAGTGCAAAGACCGGACCGACAACCCGAAGGTGTGTTCAACTGACGCTTCCGGACAGTGGGATTGCCCGCTTCAGACCGGGAGGCAGGACCCGTGAGAAACAAGATCATATCGTCGGTAGGGGTAGCGGTCGGGGTCACTGTGGTGCTGATCGTGAATAGGTTTCAGCCCATGGTTCCATCTGCTGCCGTGGGTTTCGGTTCCGGCGTGGTGGTGTGGGTCATACTGCTGTTCTGGTTAGGAGACAAGGGGACAAAGTCGTGAAGACGTTTCTTGGCGTGGTATTCATCGTCATCGGGGGTGGGGGTGCTTTACTTACCGGAAACGCTCTAGGCGGTTTTGCGATCGGTCTGGTCGTGACTGCGTTGGTGGCTACTGTAGTACGCTAGCCGACAGGTGTACACAAAAGTTGAGTTGATCTCGTACGATAGAACGCGGAAGACATTCGAGAGGAGGGAAGACATGAAGTTCAAGGTTTCCATCGTGGTCGGTAGCTTGGTCGCGATTCTTGCGGGGGTGATGATGGTAATGATTGCGCTGGGCGACAAGATCGCTCGTTGGGCGGGGTTTGCGGAGAGCCTTCCCTTCCTCGGTTTGCTGGTTCTGTTCATCGCCGGTCACTTCGTCGTCATGACGCTGATCCCTTCGCGCGTTCGCCATTGAGCCTCAACTTTATCGATATGATGCGGGAGCGGTTTGCTTCCGCATCAGAGTAGAGGGGAATCTTATGCCGACGTACAACTACGACACCCCTGTCCCTCTTCCGCCAATCTATGATGTGGTGGTCATACAGGGTGAGGTGTACATGCTTACAGTGAAAGACGCTGTAGGATTCATGTACAAGATTCGGATGTTCCACGACCCAGAAGACGCTCAGGACACCATGCGTCTTTACAACAACGTCAAGGAAGACAACGTTCAAGTCTCCGGACAGAGTCTCATTTGGGCCAGTATCCCTGGTATACCGGTTGATGCATGGATTGAAGGAGACCTTGCAACCGGTACTTTGGAGTTTCGCGGGACTCCCGAGGTAGAGCCGATCACCCCATGACCGAGGCCAACGAGTACACATGGGCGAGTCCAGCTCAGAGAACCGGAGATGAGAACCGGGATCCTACCACACATGCGATTCACAGCAAGACGATCACAGACCTGGCAGTGGAGATCGGTGAAAAGATCACTGACGACGAGAACAACTACATTGGCCTGACCGAGGAGCATTTGGCTCAGTTGCTCAGAGAACTGCATTTCTACCGTGTTGGAATTCCAGCCGACAAGCGGCTGCTTGTGGATAGTCTTGCTGCGCGCGGTGAGCGGCTGCTGATGCTTGATGTGCAGATGGATCTCCTGCGTCGATGGATTTATGAGAATACCAAGATCGAGCTTGAAGGCGACCAGAACCCGGTTCCACACATCCTCAAGATATTGAACGACACTCGAGACGTAGTGCAGGCCTTGTGGCCACATCTCATGACGATGTGGGGAAACGTACTGCATGTGCTGCGCAGTGCGGGGTTGAAAGTCAACTGAAGTTGCACGTAAGGCCTCGTGGGGGCACGATCGGTACACGAAGGGCGGTGAAAGCCATGGTGGCTTTGGAGTTGACCCCGAAGCAGGGTTTAGTGATCTACTGGTTCGATCGGACATGGCAACGGTCGGAAGAGGGACTGCTTATTCTCCGGTACTGCTGGTGGTGTGCTCAATTCGCCGTGCTGGTCGTGCTCCCCATGATTTGGCGCCACTACGGTGCCGGTACGGCATTCCGCGCGGTGGTGTTTATCATTGACTGGCGGTACGTGTATCCAGAGCGTCACAGTTGGACTGGGACTGAGAAGGAACCGGTTTCGGCGGTGACCCTCATAATGAGGCTTCGTGAGGAATCCGAAGCGCGGCAGTCAAGACCGACCCTTCTAAGAATTCACGAAGAACTGTATGGGAATCACTTTGTTACACCTCTCGAGGACCGTGCGTCTTCACCGTGGGATGAAGTTGAATGTGATCGGATAGACAATGTGGTCCAGCTGTCCAGACTTCGTCCTGATAATCTACCTGAAAGGATTGCCGCGTGAAAGTCACACTGATAGGTCGCACTGCGTTCAACTCTGAGGTTGCTCACGATCTGACCGGATGGGAGGGAACGGCTAAAGACCCCGATGGTTCACTGCTGGCGGAGTTTGCCGGTCGAGCGTGTTATCAGTCGTGGAAGAAACCAAATCTTCAGACCTCCGCTAATCCTGCGTATCTGGCGCACATTCTCGAGTTGGACCACACCTCCACGTTCGAGCATGGGACGTTCACGTTCTACATCGAGGGCGTGTCGCGGTCGCTCACGCATGAGTTGATCCGGCATCGACACCTGTCTCCCTCGCAGGAGTCTCAGCGGTTTGTGAAGCTGGCAGCATCGGTGAAGCCCATCATCCCGCCATTGTACTACTCGTTGGGGTGGGTCACAGATGACAGTGATCCAGAAGCATCCGAGGTTCAGGGAATCCTCGAGAGGGCATGGAACGAGGCGCTGCGCGCGTATGATGAGTTGGTTGAGATCGCCGAGGCACGGTTGTACCGGGAAGGTGTGACCGGGACCGCGCTCAAGAAGGAGTCTCGGGAGGCCGCTCGGTGTGTGCTGCCCAACATGACGCCTACGCGCATTGTGATGACCGGCAATCACCGGGCATGGCGGCACTTTCTGAAACTACGGGGGTCGCTGCATGCCGATGCTGAGATCCGTCAACTGGCATGCGAGATCTACGAGTGGGCTCACCAGGTGGAGCCTGCGCTGTACCAGGACTTTGTGGTCGAGGTTGACGCTCGTGGGCGCCAGTACCTCACTCATCGGTTGGATGGACTGTGATCGACACTCCGGAACAGATCGCCGCTCAAGCTGAGCTCGATGCGGCTGTTGAGAAGTACTTCAAGGCTCTGGGATGGGATGGCTTTCTGAGCGGTTGGATTCTAATTGCCCATCAGCATAGGGTGAACGAGCAAACCGGCGAGGTCAAAGACTCGGCACACCCGATTGTGTACATGGGTGGATCGACGCCGGATCATGTGGCCCTGGGATTGCTGCAGATTGGTAAAGATGTCATCCGGGGTGTTGGCCGGTGGGCTGACGACGATGAGGACGAGGAGTCAGGGCAATGAAGGATGGGCATCGGCTGGCAAAGGGACGTGTTCCTAATCGGATCTCGGTCGATTCGGATCAGATCGCCAAGATGCAGGCGGGATATGAGGACCGTATCGCCCGGCAGAAGTCGGCATTAGACCGGATAGTCAACCTACTGGAACAACGTACTCAAGACGTTACTGACCATATGCGGCGAGCTAATGACGCGGCTCGATACATGGTGGACGGTCTGGATGTGGCGAACACCGAGGTTGCCGACATAAGAGAGCGTGAGAGTACTCACGCAGATGCATTCATTGACCAAGTGTTCTCGATGGTCCCCAAGGAATATGATCTGTACAATGAGGACGATACCCGCCTGACCATCGTCATGGGATACATCCGGCATCTTGAGGATTCTGTAAAAGCACTTCGGGTCAAGTTGATCCAGGAACAGGACAAGAATGCGGACCTGCAGGCACAGGCCAACCAGTCGAACTTCGACGCGCGCCATAACGCGAAGATGGTCAACAAGGCAATGAGTCGACTGGACATCACCGAACAGACACCGGTATGGGCTGACGAAGAGAAAAAGCCTGAAGTGGATTCGGGATCGCATCAAGCTGACCACACCGGCACGCCGGTATGGAGCAACGATCCCGCTGAGGGCGATCGTGAGACATTGGATTGGTCTGGGGCTACATCGCTCATGCTGAAGGGTGAACAACGACCGGGATCGTTCTAGCCGGGCGCTAGTTGCCGGTAGGCGGGATCTTGCCGTAAAGTTAGTGAAGATCGAATCACAGTGAGGGTTGTTTCCTCTCCTCCCCGAGGGGGTAACATAGACAATGTGGTTCGTCGAGATGGATGGGGTGCCACTCACTACCCGGCACCCCATTCTTGGCTATCACCGGAGGGGCCATGGCACAACGTAAGGGATCAGATGTAGATGAGGATGGTCTTGCCACTAAGATCACCGAAGACACCCGTCGTCTGTCCCAAAACCCTCGAGCGATCAGACATCGTATCCGGCGTAATGGTGGACGTGCAGCCGAAGACATTGCCTTGCTCCATGAGATCCAGTATGGAGAAGTGAAGCCGGTTGACCAATGGACGCTTGAGGAATTGCAGCATGGTAGGCCTCGCCATCCCACCGGAGGATGGAGAGGACCACGCCCGAAGTGGATTACACCCATGATCCAAGCCGAGATCAGACGTCGGTTGCGTGAGGAGACCATCCAAAATCTGGTCGGTCATACCGGGGCTGCAATCAAGGTCTTGGCAGAGTTTCTAAAGAATGACGAAGAGCCGCATCTCAAGTTCAGGGCTGCTCAACTGATCATTGAGTATGCGGCTGGGTCACCTGACAAGAACGTGCACGTGACCGGCAACGTTCATCTGCAGGCCATGCTGGCAAGTGCACTCGTGCTCGATGACGGGTCACCGGCACACCCGGTGATCGAGGGTACTGCTGTAGTTACATCGGAGGGAGACGAAGATGGGGACGAGGATTGACGTGGAGCGCGCACCGGGTGAGGTCTGTCAGACTTGCGACAATACCTGGGCATGGCACATGAACAACGAGACTAGGCATCAATTCAACGACGGGTCCATACCGACGTCTCAGACGTTTGGGACCAGGTTGCCGGACGGTACTCGTACCAAGCCGGGAAAACCCGCCAGCAGCGAAACTGGGGCGGTGCGTGAGGTTGCCCCGTGGCCATTCGATCCGGTGCTTCGTCAAGCATTGATCGACAAAGGTGTGATCACACCTGAGGACCTGACTGCAGCTGAGAACAAGATACGCGCGGTCACTAACCAGTTTGCGGCATCGGGAGGAGTACCGTCATGACACAGCCGTTTCCGCTGGAGATTCACAGCAAGAGTCTGATCTCGACGGAAGACCCAGACATTGGATCGGAGTTCGGGGGTGTCGGGGGAGTAGTCCAGCCACCTCCGCACAATCCCACGGCGAGTGAGCGGCTGTCCATGGTCTACGCCATTGACCCGATGGACGACGGGACGCGGCCTGACTCGGTGCTTCCCCCGGAACTCGAAGGAGATTTCTCGTCCCGTGGATACCGGTGATGCCTTCTCTTAGCAAATCCGGGTACTACGAGACAGTCGGATATCGTCCTCATCCCGGTCAGCAGCAGATCCACTATACCCCAGCGCGGTTTAAGGTCATCTCGAACGGCAGGCGCTGGGGTAAGACCATCTTCGGTGCACGTGAAGCAGAACCGAATTGCTTCGTGACGTCTCGAATCACGGGAGAACCCCAGACCGGCTGGATCGTTGGTCCCCAGTACAGCGACACTGACAAAGAGTTCAAGATAGTGTACGATTCACTGCGTAAGTTAGGTGTGGATAGAGACTCTGTCAAGTTTCTGCACAACGTCGAATCAGGTAACCTGCATATCTTGACCAACTGGGGTTTTGAGCTTATTGGTAAGTCGGCAGCCAAACCGGAGTCATTGGTCGGTGAAGGCCTGGATTTTGTGCTGATGGTAGAGGCCGGTCGTCATCGTCGCCGGACGTGGGGTGAATTCATCCGTCCAACGCTGTCAGACAAGCGGGGGTGGGCGGTGTTCACCGGCGTTCCCGAGGGTAAGTCTGAGCATTCACTTCTCTATTCGCTTTACCAACGGGGATTGACCCCATCGGCGCAGTTACGCGGCTGGCGATCCTGGAAAATGCCCAGTTGGACGAACACTATTGTCTTTCCGGGTGGTAGGGCTGATCCAGAAATCCTGGATGCTGAAGACGACCTGACGACTGACGAGTTCGCTCGCCAATATGGAGCCGAATTCTCGGAAAAGACCGGTGTGGTCATGAAGGAATGGGATGATGACACACACCTTGGTGATTTCTCATTTGAGCCATCGTGGCGCACGTTCATGGCGGTGGACTACGGCTTTACTAACCCGTTCGTGGTTCTAATCATCCAAGAGGGACCGTTTGGTGAGATCCGGGTGATTTGGGAGAAGCGATATTACCACCTGGATACTGAAGAGGTAGCGATCGATGTCTTGAATGAGATACCCGGTTTAGTCCGAGTGTGTGAGACTTTGTATCCGGATCCTGCGGAGCCTGACGACACGCGGACCCTGGAGAGGAAGCTCCGAATCGCCGCTCGAAGCAACACCGGGGGACCACTCAAGACGCGACTGAGCATGATTCGCCGGTCGCTGAAGTGCCGCAACTCATACCTACCCGAGGGACACCCTGACCGCATACCGACGCTGATGGTTGACCGGTCATGTACTGGTCTCGCCTGGGAGATGCGTGAGGGGTACAAGTGGCCGGAGCGTAAGTCGGATATCAAGCCGAAGGTCAAGTCAGATAGTGAGAACCCGATGGACAAAGACAATCACGGAGTAGAGGCTCTCGGCCGTTTCTTCCGTGGCCACTACGGAGCGCCGTCTGTTGAGGGCGGATCGTTCCAAGTCAATTCAGAGGTGAATGGATGACCACACCGGTCTTCACCCCGTATACCACGGGAGCCAAGCTGTTCGGCCCGAAGCCTGCCTGGGTTGCCGACCCCCTGGATATCGAGCGTCTCCAGTCGTACACGTTGTACGAGCAGATCTACTGGAACGTTCCTGATGTGTTCAAATTGAGTCAACGCGGGACTGACGACAAGCCTATCTACGTTCCGGCTGGGCGGACCATCGTAGATACCTCCAACCGGTACACCGGAGCGGGGTACTCGATCGCGGTGACCAATCGCCTGACAGGTAAAGACACGCCGGATGTGCTGGCTGCTCGAATGGCGCTGTCAGACCTGATGACCCGGGAGAGATTCAAGTCCAAGTTCCGAGGTGCCAAGCGGTATTGCCAGATTCAAGGTGATTGGGTGTGGCACGTCACCGCCAATCCTGACAAGCCGTTGGGATCTCGAGTGTCGCTGAACACTATTGACCCCGGGTTCTACTTTCCTGTTCCCGATCCAGACTCAGTGGATCGCATCATTGCCGTGTTCCTCGCCGAACCGACGACTCTGAATGACGACCCAGTGGTCCGGCGAGTGTGCTATCGGAAGACGGCAGCTACGGCAACGAGTGATGCAGTGGTGACGGTTGAGGAAGGGTATTTCGCGACTGATGACTGGCAGGATCTCGAGGCACAGCCAGTTCAGGTTATCAGTCCCCAGAGTGTTCTTGTCGGGATCACCTCGATACCGGTCTACCACATCAAGAACTTTGAGGAGCCCGGTAATGTGTTCGGGTCGTCAGAACTGCGCGGTATGGAGCGCATCATCGCTGGTTTACACCAAACAATGAGTGATGAAGACCTGACGCTCGCCATGCAAGGTCTCGGGATGTACAGCACCACTGCGCCGAGGCCGATTGACCCCGACACCAAGAAACCGGTTCCGTGGAGGATCGGTCCGGGAGTGGTCATCCACCGGCCTGAGGGTACGGAGTGGGAACGCATCGCTGGGGTGGGAACCGTGGCGCCGTTCGGTGATCACTACAACCGGCTCTGGGAGTCCATGAAGCAGGCCACAGCGTCACCTGACGTTGCTGTGGGGACGGTTGACGTGCAGATTGCTCAATCGGGTATTGCTCTATCACTACAACTGCTACCCATCATGGAGAAATCGGCCGAGAAGAATGATCTGATCGCCGAGAAGCATGACCAGATGTGGTTTGACTTAGTCAACATGTGGTATCCGACGTACGAGGACACTACGTTTGCTGAAGTGTCAGCCAAGTCAGTATTCGGAGATGCCGTTCCGGTGGATCGAGAGACCCGATTCAGAGAACTCAACGACATGCTGGCCGGTGGTGTGATTGATGACGAGTACTACCGTCAAGAGGCATCTAAGCTTGGATACGTGTTCCCTCAGGATATGGCTGCACGTTCAAAGGCATGGCGTGATGACCAGAAGGCCGACACCTTCGGTACGCGGGTTGACGATGAGCTAGAGGGTGGCGACGATGGCGCTTCCGGAGCCGCTTAGGCGATACTTGCGCTTGCAGCGTCAGTACGATGAACGGATCATGAAGATCCTCGAGGAGGCAGCACTCGACATTCAGCGACGGGTTGAAAAGCTCAAGGTCTCGACTCGGTTTTCTGACTCGATTCGAGCGTCGCAGTTGAGATTGGTACTGTCGCAGATCCGACGCACTCAACTTGATATGTTCTTGTCGATTGGTGACGAGATTCGTGCAGGTCAGTTGGCAGCGGCCATCTTCGCCACCGATGACCTCGAGAAGTTGGCACGTATCGGGTTGTCGTCGTTGCCTCGGGCAGCGGCTACCGAGTTCGTTGACTCGCTGATGGCTTCTGCCCAGGCTGGGATCAATACGTTCTACTCTCGGGTCAAGCGTGAATTGTCCACTCGGCTGTACAAGAATGGCCAATGGTCTACCGATCATATCGAGACGTTGATTCGGAACGGGATTCTGCGGAATGCCTCGGCAAGAGAGTTGGCTAAAGACGTCTATCGGTTTGTATCGCCAACGGCACCGGGTGGAGCGTCGTACGTCGCTATGCGGTTGGCACGCACTGAGATAAACAACGCCTTTCACAACCAGCAGATCAAGGGGTTTCAGTTCCCCTGGGTAGAGTCAGTGAAGTGGAATCTGTCTGGGTCACACCCGCGCAAGGACGAATGCAACACTCTGGCCGAGTCGGATCAGTACAACCTGGGACCAGGACAGTTTCCACGAGGGAAGGTGCCAGGTAAACCACACCCGCAGTGTTTGTGCTTCCTGACTGCTACCTCTGTGTCTCCCCGGAAATTCGCCGATGATGTGCGATCCGGCAAGTACGATGACGAACTACGCCGACGCTTTGACGCCAACCTGGCGAGGTTGAAGGGTCAACCGGAGCCTGTCAAAAAGACGACAGCAAAGAAAACAGCACCGACACCCAAAAAGACTACAACGGCACCGAAGAAAACCGCACCTCCTCCGGCACCGAAAGAGATACCGGTTCCGAAGAACGCCCAGCCGTATCACACCAGCATCAAGGGTATTGAAGACCTGGCCAATACGGTGGAGAAGTCTGCTATTAAGTCTGTCCAAAAACTGACAGGCGGTGTGTCTGCCGATACTGAACTGGTGACGTTCGCTAATGGTACCAAGCTTGTCCGCAAGTCGGCTGGCAACCCTGGTGCCGAACAGGCCTCGTCTGTAATCGGTGGTGCACTGGGGACCAAAGCACCGCGCGTGTATCGGAACCATCCCGGAGAAGTCTGGATGGACTACGTTGGAGATGCGAAGACGGCTGTTGAACTTCAGGTGAGGGCTAATAAGGCCGGAAACCTGGCAGAATTGAGAAAAGAGCATTTTGCTCTTGCCGAATCGGATGAAGGGCTTCGAGTCGGGTTGTTTGATCTGTTGATCCGAAACGGAGACCGCAACACGGGTAACTGGATGGTCAGTAACGCAGGCCGGATTGTCCCGATCGACCACGGTCACGCACAACCGGTCATCATTGGTGGCCGGGCTATGCCGCAGTTGAGCGCCAGTGGTCCGTTTGCAGAACAGATCTTCATCGGCATAAGCAAGAACCACAAGTTCACCACGGCGGATATCGACTGGGCTCGAAGCCGGATTGAGGCAGTGGGGCCTGGTTTAATCCATATGGGCCAAAGGAATTTTTTGGATTACGCATTAGCCGTTCTTGACAAGTTGCGTCCCTTCTCTAAGGGAACGCGAAACATCCTGGCGGGATAGGTCATGGATCAGATAAGAATAGTGGTAGTAACCGATCCGTCTCTTGAGGTGGCAAGAGCTACCATGACGCCATCGGGCAAGGTCGTGTACACCGGCGTTGATGAGGGAGTTATCAAGTCGGTTGTTCAAGAAGCGCTTAAAGGCAAGAAAGACCGACACGCGGCGTTTCGCAACCTCATGAAGACCGGCTGGTCAAACGCCTATCTCATGATCGATCTGAAAGGATAGGGCTGATGCCTTTTCCCGTCTCTTTGACCCTGATAACACTTTCGGGTGAGTTCTTGCACGGGGACAGCGGCGAACCCCGAGAAGGTGTGGTCACGATCACTCTTCCTACACCGATACGGTCGGAGGGAGACAACATCATCATTCCTCCCTTCGACTTGGAGGTTCCCCTGGTGGCTGGGGTGTTCTCCGTTGAGATACCGGCGACCACTGACGCTGATTGGCTGCCGAACACGGCAGAGTACGTTGTTCAAGCAACGTTTAGTGATGACTACAGAAAACTGTGGTGGGCGTTCCCGTTGCCATGGGATACCCCCGGGGCGGCGCTGGATCTGGCAGACGTGGGAGAGCCCAACGTAGGTACACCGTCGCTCACCATTCGGCAGGGCACCGGTTTGCCCGTCGCTGATGGCGGCTACAGGGGTACGTGGCTCGTCACGTCGTTGTACCTTACCGGTGATACGGTTCAACACGGTTCGTCGGTCTACGGAGCTCTCAAGGCCTCTTCCGGGGTGACCCCGGGGACCAATGCGGCGGTGTGGAAGACCTACCCGTCGTCCGGTGGTGGAGGCGGCGCTGTGTCGTCGGTGTTTGGGCGTGATGGAGATGTTGTCGCGCAGACCGGAGACTACACTAAGGCCCAGGTTGGACTGGGCAACGTGGATAACACCTCGGATGTCAATAAGCCAGTGAGCACGGCTCAGGCTGCCGCTGATACGACAGTAGCCAACAATGCCGCAGGGGCGTTGGCAACACATACGAGTGACACCACAGCCATTCACGGCATTGTCGATACTTCGCTACTCGCGTTGACCAGTGATCCTCGGTTCACCGACACACGCACGCCAACAGACGGAACGGTGACTATGGCCAAGATTGTAGACGGCAATGTCACCTTGGCCAAGCTGGCTAACATCGCTGCATCGACTATCCTGGGTAACAACACTGGAGGGGCAGCTGCGCCGATCGCACTGACTACCGCTCAGGTGAAGACGTTGCTTGCTATCGCGCAATCCGATGTCGCTGGGTTGACTGCCGCGCTGGCGCTATTGGCACCGCTCGCCAACCCGGCATTGACCGGTACAGCCACGGCCGTGAACCTGACCCAGTCCGGTCGGTACCTAAGTACACCAGATGTTTTGACCTTTGCAGCAACGGTGGCGGTGGACGCGTCGCTGGGTAATGACTTCACGCTGACAATGACCGGTCCGGCGACCCTTGGCAACCCAACCAACTCAAGCAATGGTCAGAAGATCTTATTCGCTATCCGTCAGGACGGCACTGGTAGTCGGGTGTTGACCTTGGGCTCAGACTATCGGTTGGGAACTGACATTCCTTCGGTTGTCCTTTCAACGGCTGCCAACAAGACGGATTACCTGGGCGTGCGATACAACGCGACGGACTCTAAGTGGGATGTCATTGCTTTCACCAAGGGGTACTGATGCCTGAGTTAACAGTCCTCACTAGTCAAACGCCGAGCACGCCGGATGCGGTTGACGGAGAGGCAAGACGAGTCCTGGCAACTATCGAGCAGTCAACAGTGGATACCAACATAGTCGGCATCCGATGGTTTGCTCCGCAGACGCTGACTGGTATCACTGCAGTGTTGTTGTCTGTCTGGTCGCTCACCGGGAACAACCCCGCTTCGGGGACCGGTAGCCGGTTGGTGCAACTGACCCTCGGAAGCATCACTGCGGGGGTGTGGAACCGAGTCAACCTTGGGGCTCCGCTGGCATGGCCGCAGAACACCCCGAGGGCTGCTCAGGTAGCCATTGAGGGTAGTCGGTATACATACACACCCCCCGACGTCTGGCCGATCACGAATGGCACTCTATCGGCGCTAGATGAGGCCACATCAGGTAATGGCCGGTGGACTAACGGCGGTAGTGCCGGGACATTCATGGATAGTTTGGCGGCTAACAATTTTCCCGGTGGAGATGGATACAACTTTTTTGTGGAGTTGGTTACGGACGTGAGTCCAGCTAGCGGACATGCCAAAGGGGCTGAGTTCCTGCCGTTCTTTTAAGATCGTATGATCCGGGATGGTCCCGGAATGAGGGAGAGTGAATACAGATGGACCTGAGGTCTGTCAAGCCGGGTATCGCGGCTGGGTCGCAGATGCCGCTGTTCATGGTCGATCCGGTGACCGGGAGGGCAATTACCCCAATGGGCTGGACCAAGCGTGGTTTGCCCATATGGCCGATGATAGGTGGAGCACCGGATGATGATTCAGACGGGGACAAGGACGACAAGAACTCGGATGAGGATGACTCCGAGGAAGACGACGAGGAAGACGAAGATTCCGAGGAAGATGATGATGATGATGACTCGGATGATGACGACTCTAAGAGAGGCAAGAAAAAGGGCAATGCCAAAGCTAAGATAAAGGCTCTCGAGGAGGAGAAGGATCGTCACTTCCGCAAAGCTAAGCGAGCTAACAAAGAACGTGATGCCGCTCTAGCCGAGTTGGCTGCCCTAAAGGCCAAGTACGAGTCCGGCGAAGATGAAGATGACGAGGACGACAACGGCAAGACCAAGGGCAAGAACAAGGACAAGCCCAAAGTGATCGTCGATGATTCCAAGATCAGAGAGGCAGAAGCGGCTGCGCAGAAACTGCGCGTTGAGAACGCTTTTCTACGGGTCAACGAGGTTACGTGGATCAAGCCGGAACAAGCGCTTGCGCTCATGTTGGCCGATGATGACTACGAGGTGGAGTTTGACGACGATGGTAAGGTGGATCGCAAATCGCTCAGAGCTGAGCTCAAGCGGTTTGCAAAGGCGAATCCTCATCTCGTCAAGAAGGCTGAGCCGAAGGATGACGACAAGGATTCCGATGAAGGCGATGATGCCCCGAGGGCCACGGCTTCGAGAATGAATGGAAAGCGCAAGGGGTCGAAGAAGTCGGACAAGGAGCTGACTCGGGAACAACTGGCCAAAAAGTTCCCGGCACTCGTAAACCGCCTGAATTGATCCATGCACTCCCCGATGGTCTGAGATCCGGGGAAGGACAACATGGGCCAAAACATCCCAGGCCATCCCATAGGCTCTGAAGGGAGTGTATAAGCGGATGAGTCGATATGACAAGTATAACCCCGTCTCGGGCGGTTTCCGAGGGAAACTCTTTGCCGCGTGGACTGCGACAAGCGGACCCGCTGGGGTCACTGACCTCAATCGCATCATGTGTGTGGCGCTCAACGCCTCCGGTCAGGTCATCAAGGCAACAACGGTTGCGGCTGCCTCCGGTATCCTGATCGTTCACGCCGTGGCTGCTGCAGCCGGTGACGTGATCGACGTCATGACGCACGGCGAAGTGGTGGAGATCTCCGGCGCGGACATGCAGGGTGGTGTTGCCCCGACTGCCGGTCAGAAGTTGTACATGGACACCACGGCATCGCGGCTCACCTCGACTGCGCCTGGTGCAGGTGTCAACGGTTTCTACGTCGGTCAAGTTGTCGAGGTTGGTCGCCTCGTCGTTCGTTGTCAGGCGGTGCAACTGTGAACACAAGTCTCATCCTGCCCAAGGGGCACGGAACGGTCTGGACCCCTGAGAAGGGGTATGACACCATCTGGCCAGCCTGGGCCGGTGGTCCTGCGCGTGCCGGTTTCGAGCGTGTCAACATCCGTGAGCTGGGTATGCTCATGGGCATCGCTGGTGCTGCGGCTCCGGAGACCAACTCCGGTTTCCACGTCTCAGGTGATGTCGTCACACAGACCGCCGATGGTCGGGATCTCAATGAGATCTGGACTTCCTTCCTACAACTGCTCAACGCTGTCAACTCGCAGCGTCAGGCCCTCATCCGATTCCTCACGTTCTCGGTGCAGTCGCCGCTGGAACTCGTTCCGCAGCAGGGTACTGGGGTGGACTTCGAGGAGTCGTCGCAATTCGGTGAGCCTGTCGGTCAGCGCGTCACGCCGACGTACTTCAACATGGCGTACACCTTCAAGTGGTACGACTTGGCCGGGCGTTACACCTGGCAGTACCTCGCTGATGCAACTGAGACCATGGTGAACTCGCTTGCCACTGCGGCTGTCGAGGCCTACTGGCGCAAGCAGTTGTTCGAGGTCTTCAAGACCGTGTTCAACGCGAACAACCTCAGCGCGTCGATCAACCAGCAGCCCTATACGGTGTTCAAGTTCTACAACAACGATGGCACTGTGCCACCGCCGTACAAGAACAACACTTTCCTGAGCACTCACCAGCACTATCGGACCACTGGTGCTGGCACGTTGAACGCCGGTGATCTCGATGAGATGATCGCTGACTTCAACTCGCACGGATACAGCCAGGAAAACGGCTACCGCCAGGTGTTGATGGTCCACACCACGCAGGGCAATGTCATCCGCAACTTCCGGAGCACGGCGAACGGCGGAACGGGTCTCTACGACTTCATCCCCGCCCAGGGCCAGCCCGGCCAGATCACCAACCAGACCACTCAGGTGCTCGGCCAGGCTCCCGTTGCGTCAACGCTCGACGGCTTGCAGGTGATCGGCAACTACGGTCCGCTGATCATCGTGCAGGATGACTGGCTGCCTTCGACGCACATCTTCGGCTTCACGACCGGTGGTGTGGATTCGCTGAGCAACCCTGTTGGCATTCGCGAGCACGCGAACACTAACCTGCGGGGTCTGCGACTGGTCAAGGGCAAGCAACCTGACTACCCGCTGATTGACTCGTTCTGGGCCTTCGGGTTCGGGACCGGCGTGCGTCACCGTGGCGCAGGAATGGTGATGGAAATCACCGCTGACGCCACGTACGACCCTCCGGCTGCTTACGCGTAAGTCTCACTCCCCCCTCCGAGACACCGGGGATGTGATTCCCTCCGGTAGCATCCCCGGTGTCCACCACCTGACCGAATTAGGAGGTTCCTCGAAATGAGGACTATCGATTGGGAGAAGCCGCTGTCGGGTGACGACAGGGAATGGCTCGAGCAGCGGCTGACCCCGGAACTGATTGACAAGATCGCCGAGAACGACGCGAAGTTCAACAAGGAATCCGACACCGAGTCGGCTAAGGCTCCCGCGTTCGAGGACGACTACGACAAGTGGAAGGTCGAGGAACTCAAGGCAGAATGTGATGGTCGTGAGCCTCCGGTGGACATCGCCGGACTCAGCAAGAAGGCTGACATCATCGCTGCGTTGCGCACTTGGGATGCCGAGCATCCCGAGGCCATCGAAGCCTAGCCGGAATTTTCGGGTAACGTGTGTGTCATCGATGAACCACACCAATTCCCGAGAAGGAGACCCCGATGACTGAGCCGGAGTTCCGAGAGCCGGAGCCGACGCAGCCCGTGGATCAGGCCGCTGCCGACGAGGCGAACGCCAACGCTGACACGGAGGCCGCTGAGGACCGGGCGGAACGCGAAGAGGACGACGAGTAATTTCCGCTGCTCGACCGGCGCGAGGGTGGATGTGGGTTACTGCCCATGTCCACCCTCCTCTTTAGGGAAGTGAACTAATGGCTGAGCTTGAAGACATCGCACGGCTTCGCCGGTTGATCGGTGAGCCAGACGATGTAGAACCATGGACTGATGAGGTTCTGGCCGGGATCATCGATGACAACGAGGACTTGAACTCAGCTGCACTGGAGGTATGGGAAGCCAAAGCCAGTGAGGCTGCGTCGTTCGTGGATACCACAGAGTCGGGCTCGTCGAGGCGTATGTCACAGTTGCATGACCAAGCGCTAAAGATGGTCTCGTATTACCGGAACCTGGTCACACCAGCAGAACAGCCAATTGACCTTGCCGGTTACGCATACACGATGCCGATTGAGCGTGTGTGATGGGTGAGGTTGACCGTCAGCGTCGGATGACCAAGGCTTTCATAGATGCTGATCCTACGGTGATCTCGTTGATACCACAGAATGAGGTCATAACCCCTGGTGGAGGGCGGAAATTGGAGCAAGATCAGCCCCGCGCTGATCAAACCTTCAAAGTCATTCCGATGACCTTCGACCAACGTCCGACCGTGACGGCTGGCGGAGTTGAGCGGATTATTGACTACACCCTTCTTGGCACATGGGACGCTGAAGGCGCGGTGTGGGATCGGTTCACCCTTAGCGACCCAAACGAGTATTACCTTGTGGTGGCGATCGCTGACGGACACGGTTATGAGAAGAAGTTTTTGTGCGAACGGCATCTGCTCCGGGATGGGGTGACGTAGTGGCACGCAAGCGCGGGATATTCGACTTCAATACGTTGTCCCCAAGCCTCCAGCGTTTGCTGCCTCAGGTGGATGCCGGGGTAGACCTGGCGTTTGACTTCATGAAGACGTATGCCGAGAGTTACGCGCGGACTAATGCGCCGTGGACTGACCGGACCGGTAATGCACGTAACGGCTTGTTTGTGGACCACCAAAGTACTCCCATGGTGTTTCACCAACTGGTTGTGTATCACACCATGCCTTACGGGTTGTGGCTTGAAGTACGATGGTCCGGACGATATGCGATCATTGGTCCGACGATGTTCAACGTTGCGCCTCAACTCGCAATTGTAGTGGCAGAGTCTGTAAAACGATCAATAGACTTGCTGGGAGACTGACTATGCGCGCGGTGATACGAGCAGCGATCACGTCTGATGTCGCTCTTCAGTCTTTGGGGGTTGTGGACTCCGGGGTGTTATCAGGGGACGTTGACACCCCGGAGCCACGACCTTTTCTCAATCTGAAGTGGGGGATCACTACACCTGCACCGTTCGGCGGAGCCGCGTATCAGAACGTTCTCACGATCTGGGTACATGACGAGCCGAACGACTATGCCAGGATTGACGCCATCATCAAGAGACTCAGGGTGTTGTTGCCCTCTCTGGTCGGCATGGCTGACTCCCTTGAAGGCGACTATGTGTCGCAGATCACTTGGACCGGTGACAGTCAAGATTTCAAGGACGATGGTCATCGGACCGTTACTCGTCAGACTAGTTATATCATCAACGGCAGTCAAAGTTAGAGAGGAAGACATGGAGTACGCAAAATACGTAGGAATGGCTGACTCCCGCGTGATGCAAGAACGTGATTGGGTGAACGCTGGAGTGCCCAACCAGGGCACGGTGTCATGGAACCAGGCGAATGGTTACTCGGTGCCTCGTTCCGCGCTCTCAGACGATGCCTGGGCCATTTTGGGCAACGATCCGGGCATCGTGTTCACGGGCGATCGTCCCGATGTCTCAGAGCAAACTGAGGCCGCTGTTGAGGCTGCTACGCGACGGTTGCGTGCTCGGATGTCCGGCACCGAAGCCCTCCACAGCCAGGACGAGATCCCAGGCTCGATGTGATCATGGATCTCCGGTGTCCACTGCGAAAGCACGCCGTACTGGTCAGGCCATCCAAGGATTCGGGCCTGATCGAGATTGCGTGCACTTCGCGATGGTGTGGACGACAACCGGGGGTTGTGGTCAGGCACGTATTTGATACTTCGACCGGAGAGCTCGTAGAAACTCGCCTCTTCAGAGAACCAGCAAAGGAGAATTAGTATGACACTCGGGACAACCCTCCCGTTTGGGCTCCGGGACGTGAAGTTGATTGCGTATCCGAGCCTTGCGGCAACCGCGTTCGGTACTCAACTGGTAGATCTGCCGAACTCGCAGACCTTCGAATTCACCGAGACCGAAGAGTACGTTGAGCTGCGAGGAGATGACACTCTGGTCACCTCGCACGGTCAGGGCCCAACACTGGATTGCAGCCTGGAGTCCGGAGGTATCTCGACCGACGCCTACAAGGTCCTCAACGGCGGAACCATCATCGAGTCCGGCGTGACTCCCAATCAGGTCAAGCGGTACCGGAAGAAGATCACCGACGCACGTCCGTTCTTCACCGCTGTCGGGCAGTCCATCTCCGACTCCGGAGGGGACATCTGGGCGGTTGTGTATCGGTGTCGTGCTACCGGGGATATCGCCGGTGAGTTCTCTGATGGTGCGTTCTTCATTCCCACGGCAGACCTGACCGGGTTCGGATGTCTCGTCAGTGGTCTGGTGGATGGGAACGAGATCAACGGCACGCTGTACGACTTCGTGCAGCATGAGACCATCACGACCATCGCGGCTCCTGTCATCGACGTTGCCGCTGCTCCGACCGTCCTCGGACTGTCCGACATCACGGGTCCGGCTGCGGGGGGTGAGATCGTCACGATCTCCGGTACCTCGTTCATCGGCGTGACCGGCGTGACGTTCGGCGGTACTGCTGCCACTGACTACGAGGTGGTCAATCCGAACACCATTGTTGCCGTGGCTCCGGCACACGCAGCTGGCGCTGCTGTCGTGGTAGTGACCAATGCCACGGGTTCGTCTTCTGCCGTTGGCACGGCTGCCAACACCTACACCTACGTCTAGTCCACACCACACCGGGATTTAGGAGCACGCGATGCCTCCCACACCAGACCAGCAAGTGAACAATGTCTGGGGTCAATCGACCCTTGGAACCTCAGTGTTCCTTGAACTTCCCTCCACTCAAACCTGCCGGGCGAAGGTAGTCGGCATGCAGGGAGTGCTTGAGGCCGGAGTAATGGGCGAGGCCGATAGTCTCACAGCGTTTGTCGGTCGAGAGTACGTGCGCAAGGTGCGCGGGGGTAAGGGCATACCTGACCGCGAAGAGATCGATCCTGTTGAATTGATGAAGAACCCCAAAACTCTTCAGAAAATCATCAAGATGGTGGATGGGCTGATGCCTCACGTGATCGTCGATCCTAGGGTGATGTGCCACTACGAGGTTATCAACCTGGGAAAAGAGGACGAAGATACTCGGATGATTCCTCCGGGGGAACGCAAATCCGGAGTGATCTATACTGACCAGATCCCACTCGAAGACAAGATGTTCATCTTCAACTTCGCGCTATCCGGCGTGAAAGAGGTGGAAACCTTTCGTCAGGAATCCGCGCGTGTTATGGGAGACCTGGCTGATGGCGAAGGCGTACCGGACTCGTCCCAGCGTGTTGATGGGAATCGCGCCACTCGACGGAAGCGCCCACCCAGACGACGGTAGGGTACTTCTCGCGTACATGATCGATCGGGCGGTGTGGACCCTGGGCACGTCGATCGAGGTAGATATGGACGCGGCAGAGGCCCGTTTGAAGAAGGGCAAGTCCCAGCCGAAAGGTGAGATCGTCAATCGTGCTAGACAAAAAGTACTTGACAGTTACCTTGAGATTGGAAAGGCAAGGGAAGTAACGCAGAAGGGGCGTTACCGTGACCCCGCTCTTTCGGTGAACCGAAGGAGATAAGGCAAGATGGCTGGGCCAACTATCGGGACCATCCGGGGAACCATTGAGATTGACTATGATGGCAAGGGAGTCATCAGGGCAAAGTCTGACGTAGAGGGACTTGAAAAGTCATCTGTCAAGACGGCTGCCGGACTGGACAAAATGGCTAGGAATCTGGCACTGTTCGGCGGTGTGATCGCTGCCGGTTTCGCGGTCGCTGCGAACAGTGCCATCTCCTTTGAGAAGCGGTTGTCCGCCATTGAGGCGGTATCCGGTGCCACTGCCCAGCAGATGGATCTCTTGTCCAAGAAAGCTCTTCAACTCGGGGCTGATACCAAGTTCTCCGCAAGTGAAGCGGCTCTGGCCATGGAGGAACTGGTCAAAGCCGGTCTGTCGGTTGAAGAGGTACTCGGTGGGGCGGCAGATGCAGCGGTGAACCTTGCAGCTGCTGGTGAAGTAGATCTGCCGTTTGCCGCACAGATTGCCAGTAATGCCCTCAACCAGTTCAATCTCAAGGCATCAGATCTGACCAAGGTCGTTGACAACATCGCGGGAGCGGCTAATGCCTCAGCGATCGATGTCAAGGAGTTCGGGTTTTCCCTGAGTCAGGTTGGTGCGGTTGCTCATCTGGCCGGACAGTCGTTTGAAGATACGGCTACTGCCATTGCGTTGATGGGTAACGCGGGTATCAAGGGGTCTGATGCCGGTACGTCATTGAAGACCTTCTTGAACAACTTGATCCCGACAACCGATCGAGCCAAGAAGACGTTCAAGGAATTGGGACTTGCGGTTGGTGCTTCTGGTAACGCGTTCATCGATGCACAGGGCAACTACAAATCGCTAGGTGAGATCGCCGGAGTGTTGCACACCGCGACGGCTGGGCTGAGTGAGTCTCAAAAGACGCTGGCTCTTGAAACGCTGTTCGGTGCCGACGCTATCCGAGCGGCTGCCATCATCTCCAACGCGGGCGCTGAGGGGTTCGCAAAACTCAATGCCGAGATGAACAAGACCACGGCTGCCGAGGTTGCGGCAACCCGGTTGGATAACACAGCGGGGTCCATCGAACAACTCAAAGGGTCTCTGGAGACGCTGGCCATCTCGATAGGAACGACGTTGCTACCGGCGTTGAACAAGATCGTGGATGGTGCACAAGCAGTCGTCACGTGGTTCTCGAACCTTGACAAGTCAACGCAGAATACCATCTCGTCAGTGTTGGGTGTGGCCGGAGCACTGGCATTGACTGCGGCTGCTTTCATCAAGATAACACAGGCCATCAAAGCTCTGCAGGTTGCCGTGGCGATTGCCAAGGCCTGGAGCATATGGGCGAACATCGCCAAAGTAGCGACTGCGGCATGGTCGGCTGTGCAGTGGGTGCTGGCCGCTGCGATGAATGCCACCTTCTTGATTGTGATTCTTATCATAGCCATCATCGCGGCACTGGTCGCGGTCATCATCCTGCTGTGGAAGAAGAACGAGACCTTCCGCAAAGTGGTACTCGCAGTGTGGGCGGCAGTTCAGAAGGCAATCAAGGCAGCCGTTGACTGGATCGTCAATACCGCCTGGCCCTGGATCAAGAAAGCGTTTGAAGGCATTGTCGCTGTCGCCAAGTGGCTCTGGGGCTGGATCGTCAAGATCTTCACTGCAATCGTAGACTCGGTGAAACTGCAGATAATGATTCTTTTGAAGGTCTGGAGCTTCATAGCCCCGGTAGTCAAGGCTGCTTTCGGACTGGTCGTATCCATCATCAAGACTGCATGGGCTATCATCTCTGCGATCTTCTCCGTAATGGTGACAGTAGTCAAAGCCGTGTTCACCGTGTGGTGGACGATCGTCAGCACAGTGTTCAATGCCATTCTTGGACTGGTCAAGGCAGTATGGGGGTTCATAGGACCATTCATCATCGGCGCTATCAAGATGTGGTGGGACTACGTTCAGTTCGTCTGGAATGGACTAGTGGCGATAACCACCTGGGCGTTCAACCTCATCAAGAACATCATCACAGCGATCTGGGACTTCATTGGACCATTCGTGATCGCAGCCGTCAAGACAATCTGGGACTTTATCCAGAAGGCCTGGAGCGCCATCACTACGATGACCTCGGTAGTGTGGAATGGCATTAAGAACTTCCTGGGGACCATCTGGGACGGTATCGTAGCCATCTTCACCTTCGCGCGTGATCGAGTCGTGGCAATCATCGACGGTATCAAGGTAATCGTTGACAAGATCCGGAACTTCTTCGGTGAGTTGAAGGCGGCTGCTGACAAAGGCGTAGGTCCGTTGATAGATTTCGTCAAGACCATACCAGGGAAGATCTTCGGGGCTCTTGGTGACCTCGGGTCTATGCTATTCGACTCCGGCCGGAAACTGATTCAAGGCCTCATCGACGGTATCAAGTCGATGGTGTCCAAGTTGATGAACACGGCGAAAGATCTGCTCGGTGGACTGCGGAACCTGTTCCCATTCTCACCGGCCAAGGAGGGCCCGTTCTCAGGCAAGGGATGGACCGGGTTCTCTGGTGAAGCATTGATACGCGACTTTGCTAAGGGAATGGATCGTGCAGCAACGATGTCGTTCGATACCGCCTTTGGAGCACTTGACAACCTGGCATTGTCCCTCAACCCAACGATGTCGCCTGCTACTACAGCAACCAGTACGACAACTACGGTCGCCGGATCAACCAACATTGGGTCTGTCAATGTGCAGGGCGTTTGGGACTTCACTGACCCGATGGCAACTCGTAAGATGGTTGGACAATTGGACACCGAACTCACCCTTTACAAGAACGGGTATAAGTGATGGCATGGGGTAGCCTGCAAGTAGGGCGAATCGCCCTCCGAGAGACATACAGCCTGGGAAATCAGGTGAACGCCACCACCGGGGAGCAATCCGTCAACCTGGAGGGTATGGAGTCAAGTCCGCCGTTCACACAAGCGCAGATAGTCGCCCGGTCTGAAGACATGGTGGCTCTGCTGGAACGGGCGTTGCCTCTGGTGTTCTCTACCAAGCAAACCCAGACCGGGTTCTACACCGTGAGTGATGTCGGAGCGAATGTCACTCAATGGCCGGAGGCAACGTTCTTCAACTGGACGTTGAGTCTGAAACGCATCGGCGCAGAAAACGCAGTGGACATGGAGTCACGCCTGGGGTCTACCGTAAGAACAAACTCGTTCTCGCTGACCGGCGAACGATGGCATGCTCCAGCCGTGGGCGCCTATGGGTACTTCACCGGCACGACGCAACCGGCGTCAAACATCGGGCGCGCACTTGCCGACGCAGAGGGCACGATAACCGTCTTCAGGTCCATTCCAGCGGCAGTAAACCCAACATGGGGTATCACGGCGCCCAATTACCTTCTCGGGCGTTCTAGGGTCCTTGTGGACGGTCTGGAGCGGTCTGGTGCGGGTATCCGCATCATCACGGGAACCTGGGTCTTGACGAACGGGTTGATACGGGTCACACCGCTGTCTTCCGGTGCTATGCTGCGTGTCGAGGGATGGGATGGTTCGGCATGGTCGTCCAAAGACCTGGACATCACCGTAGGATCTGATCTCGCACCCCCGTTCGAGTCGGTAACGATTCTGCGGAACGACTTCGAATGCATTGTCTTGAGACTAGTGAAGACCAAGTCCCCGTCAGGTCGGATCCTGGTTGACCTCACCCTCCGGCGAGGAGCCATGTTCGTCGAGGGGTTCATTCAAACTGACTCGTCGGCAACGCTTGGCGTCAAGACAGATCCATCACTTACAACAACGAACAACGCCGCAACCGGCTACATTGTAGAGACCTCGAACGACGCGAACGGGAATCAGTTCACTATGGGCGTGCCGGTCACGTTCACCGGATCGACCACCGGAGGTGTGAGCAAGGCAGCGGTGGTGTCGTTGTCCTGGTACGCGGGATACGTGATCGACGGCTCGGGAGCGGCTGCTGGTAATACGGCAATCAACCTTCGAGATCAGTACATTGGGTCTCTGTCTGAGCAGGTACTGGCGGTAACGAGATGAGCGTAACTCAGGTCAAGCAATCTGTCGGGTCATGGAACATTCGGTTGCGAGGAAACATACCGAAACGAGTACTGCTCACCTTGGTGCCGTTTGGCCATGTCGCGATCGTGCCGGGGTCTGTTCGTGTCGATGAGTATGGGGACAACCTTCTCACTGCCGCTCGGTACGTAGGTGTGTTCCGCACACAGAACAGCGATGAAAACAGCGTGACGATCAGCGGTGTTGGTTTGGAGTCATGGCTTGGCGATGAACAGAGCGCCGGTGACGTCTTTGAGACTCCACTAGAATTGACTGCCGTTGGGTTTGGTACAGCAATCGCGGCTGCACTCCCGCCCGGTGGTGCCATAACCGCAGGAACGATTTATTCCGTAGGTCCGGGGTTGTACACCGGTCGGCATCAATGGGTCACTTCCCGCCAGGTGTTGGACTACATCACATCGATCTATGGGGCAGAGTGGCGCGTTAATAACAACGGCACGCTTGATGCCGGACTGATCAACCAGTTGTACGCGACGACACCTCGAGCTATCTTGGTGACCAAGGACGACTCGTCAGACCTCAGATATCGAGCTCTTCCGGGACGTGCTTCACTCGGACGCGAGAGTGCAGATTATGCGACACGGGTTGTCGTCCTCGGGGAAGGTGAAGGTGAAACGATCCAGGTTGGCACGGCAGATGCTCCTGTTGTTCCGTACAAGGACCTGCACGGCAATGACGTGGTCATCACCCGCGTTGTGTCTGAGTCGTTCACACAGCCAACTAACGTAGATGCCCGAGCACAATTGATTCTCAATGAGTTCGGTCAACCGCAGGCACCATCGGTGAACCTCTCCACCTCGACTTACGACATCAAGGGAGACGTCGTTGTCGGTGACTACATCTTCGTATACGATCCTGCTCGAGGGTTCGAAGATGTGTCCAATGAAGAGACCTGGCGAGGTGAGATCATCAACCCCGTGAAGCTCCGGGTGGTCGAATTGTCTTGGCCTGTGCGAAAAGGCTGGACAGTGGCCTTCCGTGACAGCAACGGGGTCTGGACCGATCTGTCTCCGTATGTACATTACGAGGGCGGAGAGACCAACGTTGTAGTGGGTAACCTACCCCGGTCACTTATGGGTGGAGGTGTGACTGAGCCAGTCGGCTCACGTCCAGTGCCGGATACGTCGATCCCCGCTGCGCCTGCGTTCCTGTCGTGGGAGTTCGGTGCCTATCAAGGTTCGGATTTGAGTACAACCAAGGCGGCTATCCGAGTCACGTGGTCATTGCCGTTAAACACTGACGGCTCCACTATCGTCGATGGTTCTTATTACGAGATTCGTTATCGAGTGTCCGAGGTGCTGGGGTATCAGGTTCGATGGGGTGCTGTGTCGTCCCTGCGATGGGGACAAGTATCCGGCAACCGGTGGGGTGCGCCAATCAGCCAGGCAATCACGGCAGACCCAGAATGGATCTATATGCAGTTCGGATGGGGTGTGAATGAGGCGACCATCCTAGAGCTGACTCCGGGTGTTACCTATGAGTTCCAGATTCGTGCCGTGGATGCGGCTAATCCCCCACACTTCGGTAACTTCTCAACCAGTGAGTTCAAGACGACAACCGGAGATCTGTTCGCCCCGAGTACTCCGGCTGCTCCAGTGGTTGCCGGTAACCTGGTATCGATTCAGGTTGTTCACACCTTGGGCAAGGCCAGTGGTGGGACGTACAACCTCGAGCCTGACTTGGTTCGGTTGACTGTTCATGTCGGAGGGTCGGCTAGTTTCAATCCGAGCGATGAGAACAAAGTGGGGGAGCTCACGGCGAACATTGGCATGATGACAGCTCACACTGCGGCTGTAGGATCGTTCACCATTCAGCCTACTGAGACGGTTCACGTCAAGGTAGTTGCGATCGACCGGACCGGGAATAAGTCGTCACCCTCTCCGAGTGCTACAGTGACCGCCGTTCTGATTGACGACCAGCATGTTTCGTCGCTGTCGGTTTCTAAATTAACGGCAGGCACCATTACTGCTAATGCGATATTAGCGGCGATGATTGAGGTTGGTAGTGGCGGAAATGTGTCTGTTACTGAAGGTGCATTCCATGTGAAGGACGCGCTTGGCAACATTATTGTTCGGATGGGTCTACTGCCGGATGGTAAATACGGCCTACGTGTTGATAATCCCGCAGGACAGCCTCAGATTCGTGCAGGAGAACTTGCAAGCGGTGGTTATGGACTAGAGGCAGTGGATGAGACAGGATTGTTGGTGTCGTTGTCAACGCTGGCATTTGGTACCGAGGCGGCAAGGCAAGATGGATTCCAGACGATTGCCACTACAGGAGCGCCGGACTACAACATTGTAGATCCGGACGGACTCAAAGTACGGGCATACATTGGAAACTCAAGACGAGCCCTTTTGTTTATTGGTGCCGAGATCTCACACGCCCTCGACAATCCGGCTGGTACCTACGACTGGCGGACATGCTGGATGCAGGTTCGGGTGGTGGACCTGACGACCGGACTTGAATCCCTTCCGCCTGGCAACACGTCGATGGGTTCGGAGCTCGGAGGCAACACGGGCAGCGCGGCCATTCCCCACGTTCCTTCCAGTATGCAAATGGGGAACTCGTTCTTGCTGGAAACCGCTTTCACCTTCCCGACTGCTCCGGGATGGTATGAGTTCCAGGTTTACTACTCTTGTCCCATCGGGGCTTGTGATGTCGGTAACCGCAACATTGCGGTTCTTCCGTACTGAGGAGGAAATGAAGTGGCGACGACAACAACTCGACTCCTTCTACGGAAGCCTGATCCTGATCCAAGTACTGGAGACTTCATCAATGTCGTCACCGACATCAATGAGTCTATGGACAAGATTGATGCTGCGGTTGGTGTGACCATCTGTACGAGCGGTACACGCCCAACTGGAGCTGATCGATGGGATGGGCGAGAAATCTACGAGACTGATACTCGACGCAACTACATGTGGTCTACAACTTTGTCTACCTGGATACCTCTTCTGATCGGTCGAGGAGGTAACGGTCCCTATCTTCTTGGGCCCTCAACAGACACCGGTGGTGAAGGCTTTAACGGTCAGGGGACTGTTGCTGCCGCTCACATGCTGAGACTTCGTGTTGGAGCTGAGGCCAACCTGAGGTTTCAACTTCAAGCTGATGGTCAGTTTGGATGGGGTCCAGGTGGCGGTAGTGGTCCAGATACCTTCTTTGGCCGGACAGCCGCGAACGAACTAGGGACATCCACGGGTGATGCCCTCAAGGTCTCTGGTGACTATGTTTGTGGTTCAGAGAATGGAGTGAATGGGCAGGCGGTGACAAGTGGCTCAGATACCACATCCAGTACTGCGTTTGTGAACATGGCTGGTACTGGCTCACAGACGTCTTTCTCATTCACGAAGCGGTTTGCCAGCACGCGAGTGTTCGTCATGATCTCTGCTGGATTCTTCACCGGGAACGGGGCTATTGGCCCGAAGTTCGGTGTACTGATCAATGCTGTTGACTACGAAATCTGTCGTCAGCGCGGTGCCATCACCGCCAACGCCCACCTGAGTGTTTCGGGTCACCGATATATCACCGGTATTGCCGCTGGAACATACACAGTTCAAGGACGATGGGCTGCCGTGGATGCCGGAGCTGGGCTTACCCGAGACATCGGAGACTCATTGTCGATCTCAGCTAGGGAATGCAACTAGGAAAGGAGTACGAATGTATCAAGGTCCATGTCGGGGTGGTCCACTTGCGGGAGAAACCGGGGAGAGTCGGTTTCCCAAGGGTTTCTTGCTCGTGGACAAACCGGCTAATCAATGCTGGATCTACGACTGGGATGACAGGGAACGAGCCTTCAACGTCCGTGATGCTTACGGCATGGAGGTTCTGATCGAGGGCCCGAAGAATCGTTATCGAGCTGCTGAAGAATCCGAATACGACGTGATTGCTGCTCCGTGGGTAGGTGCCGAATGACCACACTTGCTCACGACTACACGAAGTACATTGCCGACACCTGGGAGACCTACTTCGCATCGGCGGTGTGTTCCGGCATCGTCGGTGACGCTGCACATCAACAAAAGAATTCCTACCACAACTCGCTAGAAGACAATCCCGATCAGGATGGGTACAGCAACTATCGTCCAGATGACGCTGCTCCCCCGGGAACCTGGCCACGCAATCTCGCAGCGGCTATCGACATGTCCATGAGCGCAACGGACATGGCCACTTGCTGCGGACGGCTCTGGAACGTCTGGAACGACCGGACGGATCCTCGCCGGACCTACATGAACGCATTCAACGGCTGGTTCAACGAGCCGAACGTCCCGGCCAAACGATACGACTACTATAGCAATGAGATCTCAGAAACGTCGTCGGACCACAAGTGGCACACTCATCTTGAGATCCGGCGTAAGTGGGTCACCGACATGACAGCTGCTAACGCTATCCTGTCTGTGCTTCGCGGCGAGTCCAAGCAGCAATGGGAGCAGAGTGGTGGCGCAGTCACCGGAGAGGAAGACATGTACGCAAAAAAGGGAATGGGCCTGAATGGCACACCCGTCAGCCATAACTCTATGTACCTGCAGCAGATGATGTTGCACCTGGTTGAGGGTGACCCCCGACTGGTTGAACATCCCCTCACTGTTGATGGCAAGTACGGCAGTAACACTTCCTACTGGGTGTCCGTACTTCTGACCGGGGGTGCTGGGGAAGAGGTCACCGGTGGATGGTTCGGCGTGCTGGATCGGATGGTCGCTGAGAAGTTCGGTCCTGGTGGGTCAGGGGGAGACAATCCGGCTACGCTGGTCCCACATACCCACTCCATCCCTACCCTCACGGTGAGCACAACCGGGTCAGGGAGCGCATCTGGTGGTGTGACCGGAGCAGCAACTCCCGCGTGACGGAGGAGGTATCGACGTGTGGTCTGGACCATGTCTGGGTGGACCGATGAACGCCCGAGACGGAGCCTCGCGGTTTCCCTCAGGATTCATACTGGTGGACAAGGAGAGCGATCTGGTATGGATCTACGACTACATCCCGTACGGTGAATCACCTACTGGTGGCGCTTTTCAAGTCCGGATGAGGGACGGAGAACCCCTCATTAGCGACCGTGACCAACCGAAGAACCGGATTCGAGCGGCTGAAGAGGTTGAGTTCGATGTCCGATCGGTCGGATGGGGTCTGGGATTGACCGAGAAAGGCGTCATCAGTTGGGAGCAGGCTTACCCTACGGCGGTGTATGCCGGACCATGGGACATGTCCATGGGCACTCACGACATGGTCACAGCCACGCGTCGATGGATGGCGGTGTGGTCGAATTGGCTTGACCAACGCCGCGAGTACTTCACCGGTTTCAGTGGGTGGAAAGGATCAGGAAACGCTCAGCGATGGGATTTCTTAAATGGGACAGTTGCTGAAACAGGCAATGACCACCAGTGGCATCTGACCGTTGAGGTATTACCTGACTGCGTTGATGACCCGTGGATAGAGGATATCATTATGTCGGTTTGTGCAGGTGAAACTGCCCGGGAGTGGGAAGGGAGGTGAACGGGTGCCACAAGAGGTGATGGACGCTCTAGGACCCTGGGGTCAGTTAGGGCTGATCGTCGGGTCGGTTGCTCTGATCATTACCGGTTTTGCTCGCGGTTGGCTTCGCCCATCATCGTCAGTTGACCGGGAACAAAAACACCTTGAGGGTCGGATGGCTGATAAGGACAACATCATCGAAGAACTCAAGGCCGGGAACAAGTTCTTGATGGAAACCAATAGAATTCAGGCCACCACCATTGCTCAGTTCATCGAAGTGGGCAAGACGTCTAATGCGGCACTGACCGCTCTCCCGCGTGCGGGGGTGGATAGCACATGAAGTGGTTCTGGCAACGACCGAGGCAGCCGACTGACGAGAATGACAAGACTGACCTGGATCAGGCTAGGAGAATGCGGATCTTAGCCGAGAAAAGACTAAGAGAGGCAAGGACGGCTGCACAAGAGGTAAAAGACGTTGCGATTGAGGCCTATCGCATACGCAATGAGAACCGTTTTAGTCAGAGACTCAATGAGGTATTTGGAAGTAGGCCGCAACAAAATGGTTGACGTTCTCAGAGTTCTTGCGGGATTGGAACTTCTCGCAGTCACCTTGGGGTTCTGGGCCTTCACTTTGCTGTTCCATGTCTTGGCGAACTGGAGGGGAAGTGTGATGGGGCGGCACTTCATGGCCTTCATGTTGTGCTGCGATCTCATACTCACGTGGAGTTGGATAGGGTTTGCTACATCACCTCCGGTGATCGTGCGGACATGGGTTGCCTTGATACTCTATGGCGCCTTGACCATTGTGGTGTGGCGTCAGGTTAGAATCTTGGTCAAAATGCAGATCATCGCGCGTGACAACCCCGACAGAACACCCGTTCACAAAGTAATGGAGGAGAACAATGGCGCAGGATCCGAACCTTCCTGAACTCCCCGTCTATGCCTTCCAGCCCAACTGGGGCGGGTTGCTATCGCTCATGTTGACCGTTGTGCTCCCGCTGGCGGTGGCGGTCATCACCACCCGGGTTACATCTGCTCGGGTGAAGTTCTTCTTACTCCTGCTCGTTGTGGCGGCCAAGACCACGGTGGAGGCACTGATCGCCAACGACAACGACGTCATCAACTTCGGATGGGCACCGTTCCTGATGAACCTCATCATCAACGTATTGTTGGCTGGTATGGCGCACTTCATCGCGTGGAAACCGACCGGTGCAGCCGAGTTCGTGCAAGAGAACGTTGGTGTGAAAGCCATCGACGGAGAGGCACGATCCCGGTAGTATTGACTTCGGTGACCATTTCACCGGAGAAGCACCCCCTTTCAGCCGCCACGGTAGAGGGGGTGCTTTTTAGCGCTTCCGATCCCATCCGGCCGGGTTGCGGAACACTCCGGGGGTTCGATCCCGTGGCATCAGGTTGATACCGAAGTTGTCCATGATCGAGACTGCAAGTTGTTCCCGGTAGTTGCGATTCCGCAAGCCGCAGGTATGGACCATGTATCCGCGTGCGTGACGTGTCCACCCGACACCTTTGCAGCCGCCTGAGAGGCCCGTACAGACCGGTTCATCACGGTCCGGCATACGATATACCCCCACACTACGCGCGCCATCTACAGCGTTCGGTATGGCGTTGATGATTGTCTTCGCATCGTCTATCGTTTCGACGTATGTGATCACGAGGTAACCCATGGCGGTCATCATAGGCTTTTGGTGAAGGCGTAGTGCTCGGGGTATGTTGACAGGGAAGAAATCACACCATCACCAAACCGGAGGGCCGTAATGGCGAAGAAGAGCAAGGCTGCAGTCATCGAAGAGCCGGACGAGCTGGAGCTCATCGAGGACGACGAGGAGGAGACTCCCAAGGCCTCCAAGAGCAAGACCAAGGCCAAGGCCGCTGTCAAGGAACCGAAGGCCGAGTCGACAAACACCGGCATGGGCGCGTCGTGGCTGGCCGAGTACGTGAATGAGGAGCTCGGCACCGAGTACACCGCTGCCAACATGCGCGTGATCCTCCGGAAGATGGCCAAGGATGGAGACCTCGAGCGTGAAGTCGGCACCGACCGCGCCAGGTACCAGTTCACCGGCGAGAAAGATCCCACCGTTCGCGCTGTGCTCAAGCGCGCCAGGGCCGGAGAAGCTGACACGGCGAAGGCGGAGCGACTCGCCGCTGCGAAGTCTGGAGGCAAGCGCGCCAAGGCCGACGATGACGACGAGGAACCGGTGAAGCGCGGCAAGTCCAAGTCCAAGGCTGCTGCCGACGATGACGAGAAGCCTCGCCCAGCTGCCCGTCGTCGGCGTAAAGCAGACGAGGAGTAATCTCCTCCCACCAGCGAACCCCGGTCACGATCCTCCTCTTCCCCGGGGGAGGTGTGGTCGGGGTTCTCTTTGTGTCCGTTCAGAGCGAAATTTTAGCATAACCTGTGACACAACCCGAGTTGACGGAGGGGGTTGACACCGGGTGATCGGCTGTCGTAACGTGAGTGGCGTCAGGGCATGACGACCGAAAGGAATGGACCGATGACCACCACGGTTTTCTACACACAACACGAACTTACTCAGGCCGAGATCCGACAGGATGAGGTTCGTAACGCCGCTATCGCGCGTAACCAGGCCAAGACTGCCCCGAAGCCCTTCAAATTCCGTGACCCCGGTGCTCCGGCGAACGATGCGCAAAAGGGAAAGATCCGGGCGCTTCTTGCCAACCTCCACCGTTTGGATGAGTCCACCTGGGCGAAGGCCTCGGAATGGATCGATGCCAATATCGATAACCCGACCATGTTCACGATGGAGGTTGCGTCCAAGACCATCAACCGGCTGAAGTTGCGGATCGAGGAAGCGGGTACCAAACCGGTCAGTGCTCCTCCGATGTACGTTGCTCCTACTCCTGTCGCGTACGTTCGTACCCCGCGTGACCCATTCGTCGATGTGCCGGATGGTTACTACGCCGTGACGGCTGATGAGGGCCATCTGGCGTTCTACCGGGTGTCCACCTGGAAGAAATCGGGAGACCGGAAGGTCCAGGTCCAGGCCTCGAGCGAACTTCACCTCATTAAGGGGTACAAGGCGACCGACGCGATTCTTGAGAAAATCCGGTGTGACACCCCGCCGATCGCGGGCAAGCGGTACGCTGACGAACTGGGCAACTGCTGGAGGTGTGGCCGGGAGCTCACCGACGAAACCTCTCGGGCAAACGGCATCGGTCCGGTCTGCATCAACAAGGCATAATCCAAACTCGCTGGGGGTCTTCGGACCCCCCACACAATAGTCAGGGCAGAGAACTTGAAAGGGTAAGGCCATGGATACGAAGACAGTTGCCGAAGCGTTGGGCACCGAGCCGAGAATTCTTCGTCGGTTTCTACGTGACAAGTCATCCACCTTCCGAGCTGTCGGGTCAGGTGCACGGTACGACTTCACCGAAGCTGATCTACCTGAGCTTGAGCGTCGGTTCAGCGTCTGGGCGGGTAACAAGCAGACTGCCCGTGTGACCACACCGCGCAAGCAGGTTGACGAGGTGCGTGAGCAGCAACTGCGGGATCAGGCGGTATGGGCTGAAGAGGGTCCAGTATTGATGGAGGACATTCGTGACCCTCGGGTGAGGAATCGCATCAAGAGGAAAGCCGCTCAGCAGGAAGCATGGCTTGAGGCCCGCCTGATGGCGTGCGGATTGCACGTGTCGCAGATGATCCACCGTGATGTGGCATGACCGGCCTATTGACATGACCTGAGCCGACCCCATAGCGTAGTGGATGTCAGGGCAAACGACGAACCACCCGGAGGAACGATGAACATCAAGCCAAAGCGAATCCGGCATGACCGGTGTTACCACCCACACGACAAGGCAACACGTGATGCATGCGCCAAGCAGCAACGGGAATACGATGCCATGATCGCTCAGCTGGGAACGAGGACCGCGCGATGAACGAAAAACTGGCGTCGATGAT